ACATACTGCTGTGTCGGTGCAGCGGTCTGCTGTGCCTGTTGTGCTTGCATCTGCCGCCATGCTTCCGGGCTGTAAAACTCCTGCACATAGGATTCGCAGGTGTCTGGGTTAAGCCGCTTGCAGTAGATCACGCCGCTGCGCAAGTCTGGGCAGTAGGTCGGTCTGCCATACAGGTCTGAAGGTATTGCCAAAAATTCTTCCCTGCTGGAAACAGGTCTGCCGAGCAGCCAACCGCCATCTTGTGCCGACTGCTGAACAGGCTGCTGCCCATTCATCGGCTGCGGACGCTGCGGTTGTGCCTGTTGCATCTGCGTGTTGGGCAGGGAAGTGGCAAGCCCTACCGTGCCCATGCCGCCGTAAGGATTGACAGGCTGCTGCGGAACGTAAGGTGCTCCGGGTGCCGGATAATAGCTCATAAAACATCCCTCCTTGTGCATCCAGTGTACCGCATCAGCAAAAAGTGAAGGACAACGAAGGTACAACGAAGGACAAAAAAAGAAAAGTGCCCACACGGAAAAATCCGCATGAGCGCTTAAAGATATAAATATACTTATATAAAATGATGCAAAAATAGAAGGTTTTGCCGCTTTATTTGCAAAAAAATCCCCTGCTTTGCCTACAAAGTACCCAGCATGGAACGCAGGGCTTCGGAAAAGCAGGGGTTTTTGTAAAATCAAGAGTGCACCGTCCACACAGGCCGGTTCACTCTCTACAAAGGCCATAGCCTTTCAAATCATAAATCGTATGGCGTATAATGCAAAGACGCATATACCGATAAAACCACGCCTATAAATGCACTATGCCAAAACGGAAGAACGGCTTTTAGAACGCTTGATGTCGCCCCAAAAATAATCAGAGCGAACAAAACACGGGACAAAAAGCGATATATTTTATTTGCCATAATTCATATAAAATCGTCTCCCGCATGGTACGCACTACAAGTAGGCGGGCGGGAGACTGTATCATCAAAAATGCCTACTTCTGCTATCGAAATTTTGACGTATGCGAACTATTCAAAACCGTTCAAGCATTTTCGGGCTTGCTATGGCTGGACTTGAACCAGCGACAATAGGATGTGTCACGCCCTGCTCTACCAACTGAGCCACATAGCCTTTTCAAATATCCACCCTAATGTGCTTCTTCGATAGGCCGGGTGGATTTGTTGAGATAATTATACCACAATTCGTGCAAAAAGAAAAGCGGCAGACCCGAAAGCCTGCCGCTTCAATGCGTTTTCGTGAGAAATCGCACCCAATTAAGATTATGATATCACACATTCAGCATTTTTTCAATGCTTTTTAGCCGGTATCCTATCGCCGTCCGGCTGTAATGCGTCTGCGCTGCAATGTCCGGCAGCGGGAGCCGCTCAACGTACCGCAGTAAGGCTATCTTACGGTCTACCCTCCCAAGCGGTGCGCTTTTGATGACTACGGTCATCTGCTGTCGGTCAAGGCCTTGCAGCGCAGCGGGCAGCACCACACGAGCCGCCGCCACAGGCAGCACCGAGCCAGAAAGGCTGCGGCAACTGTCCGGCGTTGCGCACTCGAGCGGTCACAGCACGGTAATGCCCCATTTTGCCGCCGTTGGCAAAATGGTCACACACTGCGGGCCACAAAATCGGGTACGCACGCTGATCATAATAATAGCGAGGCGTTTGCTCGTATGTAGTGCTTGCCATGATATCACTCCTTATTGTGAACAATGATATAACGAATTACGGAAATTTTGACGATACAGCTATCGTCCGGGTTGTTTTGTTGCACACCGCTGAGCGCAACGTATTCGCCATTTAGCCACAAAATATTTCCTTCCAACCGCTTGAGCCATTTTCCGCTGCCATCGAAATCAGCGGCATGGTCATCCAAGTCGATTTCGAGGTAAAAACCATCGTTCTGTTTTGCAAAGTATTTTTGCAGAACAGAAGTGATTTCTTCCGTACTCATGTTTTCGGAATCAGCAATGACTTTAATGTAGTGATAATGAAACATTTTTTGTCTCCTTACTCCTTGCTATCCAAAACGGTTACTGCATACACGCGGAGGTTTTCCAACTTTTCGATAACAGCCTTATAAGTTGCTTCCGTTGCGATGTGCGAGATGCGCTCCAGCTCGTTGTTCTCCTTTGATGCAGCGATAATTTCATCCGCAGATATGCGTTTCATGGATTCAATCAAATCGAGCAAATCTTCGGCATTTACTGCGTTCATATCATCTCTCCTTGCTTAGTGCCGCTTTCATGTAGCTCATAAATCACCCCTTGTTGATGGTAGGCTTCTTTTCTGCCAGTGCCTTTTTCATCATGCCGACGGCCTTTTCAATCACGCTGTCCAGCACTTCATCGGTGATGAAAGGCTTCAGCCAGTCCGGCAGTGCGCCCCGTAGCGCGGCAAAGACCTGCGCCTTTTTCTTTGCGCCCTGACCGCTGCCCATGATGCTGTTTTCAGCGATGGTCACGAGCTCCAGTGCCCACTGCTTGACGTACTGCTTGTAACCCAGCCGGATAGCACCAACGGCCAGCGCGGCAAAGCCGATGAACATCAGTACCAGTGCGATGGGTGCGGGGATAAAGTTAAACATTGCTTCCATGATTTGTTACTCCTTTCAGCAGGTAGTTGTTGATATCGGATTTGCTTTTTTGCATACCTTCGCGGTTGTTGCCGGACAGCTGCGAATCCAAAAGATTTTGTACGCCAACGAGTACGAGACGCATTTCTTCATCGAGGCCGTCAAAGCGGCGCAGGTCTCTTGCAAGGGCCTGTGCGTGCTGAAGCTGTCCCTGTTCCAGCACGCCAAGTCTTTTTTCGAGCGTATCCATTCGCTTGTTCTGCGCATCGTCTGGGGCCTGTGCATTTTTGACGTACTTGTGGATGATGTCCAACACCTTGTCGATGGTGATGACCGCAGCGCACAGGCTGCCCAAGATGCCCAGCACCCACAGTAAAGCTTCTTTTTCGGTCATTTACCCTCCCGGAGACGGGTCAGACCCTTCTTGCTGATGATACCCGCGTAGTACTTGTATGCGTGGCTCATGTCAACATTAGTGCTCACGCCCGGCACGCGGGCAGTGCTGGTGTACTGCCACATGCCAAAGGGCCAGCCGGGAGCAGGCTTCTTCGTGCGATATGCGGCCAGCCACACGTCGTAGGGCTTCAGCTCTGCACCGCCCATGTAGAGGAAGGTACTGCCGAACCAAAGGCCGGTGTAGAGCAGAGCGTACACGCCCCAGCTTTCCACCGTGCTCAGCATGTAAGCTGTCAGGTCGGTCAGCGCGGCCTTGCCCAGCGGCTTCTGCACCTCGTCCTCGATGTCCACCGCCACAGGCAGCTCAAAGCTCCTGCCGGTGAGTAGCTTCTTGAAGTACGCCAGCTCCTTGTCGGCCTGCTCCCGGTTGACTGCCTTGAAATAGCCATACACGCCGCAGGGGATGCCCAGCCGCTTGCACTCGCTGTAATTGCGGGAAAACTGCGGGTCAGTGTAGGGCGCACTGGGCCTGCCCGCTGCGCTGTTGCCCATGGCGCGAATCATCACGCCGTCCACTTTTCCGCTCGCCTTGACCTTGTCCCAGTTGATCGTACCCTGATGCCGGGACACGTCCATAATTTCAGCCATAGCGTCCTCCTTACTGCGTGATTTCCTCAAAGCCGCTCTTGATGAGCAGTGCCTTGACCTTCTCCTTCAGCAGGCGGGGGCAGCGCTCGTACAGCGCCTTTGCATCCTCCATAGTCTCAGCAGACATAATTTCCTGTGCCCACAACATAGCCATCATAAATACCATCCTTTCGATTCTTTGTGTGATTTTATGCATAAACAATCTCGCTCATTTCAAGCAAGCATTGTTTCAACATCTCGTTTTCTTTTTGCAGTGCCGCCACCGTCTCCGGCAGCTTCTCCCGGGCTTCGGCCTTTTTGCGCGCTTCTTCCCGCGCAGCCAGCTCTTCGGCGGTGTAGCGGATGTACTTCTGGATTGGCACCTGTTCCACCCATTCCTCCTGTGCCTGTACTCCGGGGCGGTCAACGATCTTCTGCACGTCCTTGCCGCCGTTCGGATATTCGGTCAAGGTCTCCCAGTGCCACTGCTCCTCCACGCCCTCCACGGCGGGGTGCTCCACTGGTTCGGTGCCGCCCACCAGATACCCAAGCGTCAGGTCAGGGTTTTCAATGGCTGCACCGTTCTCGTCAATGATCTTCATGGTTCAAAACCTCCTTTCTCAGGCCACGCGCTTCCAGATGTGCACATAGTAGGCGGCAGGCTGCACGGTGGCGCTGCGGCCGTAGATTGAGTTCGAGCGGGAAGCATCAAAGTAAACATCATACGTCGAACCTGAATCACCCCTGTAGCCACCCCAAGAAGTATTGATTTCTACGAATTTTAAAGCTCCCGATGATTTCAAAGACGCTTTTGAACCACGGAATGGGGAGGAATCTGCGTTTGCTTCTCTTAAGCTGCCCGTGATGTTCGGCAGTCCAGCCTCCACGGTGGTGCCCGCTGCGTGGCTGCTGCTGGCACCCATCAGCACGCGGTTAAACGCAATCTCCTGCCATGTACCGCCAAACAGGGCGGCGGGGCTGGTAGTGCTGACTGTTTGAAAAATACTGCCCACGGGGTAAGCCGCCAAAGCGCTGTCCGCAGAAAGTGTTCCGTCCGCATCGACCGTCAGACCGCTGCCCACCTTCACGCCGCCCAGCGTGGTGGCGGTGGCAATAGGGAGCTTGATGCCTTTCAGCGCATCGCCAACAGCCTTTGCGTCAGCCGGAGCGCCCTCGACGCTCAGCGTCTTGTCGGTGCTCACGATGGCCGCAGCCCTGTTCGCACTTTCTTCGGCAGAAGCGGCAGAGCTTCCCGCGCTCTTTGCGTCTGCGGACGCTGACTGTGCGTTTTTGGCTGCGCTGGTGGCGGCAGAATTTGCGCTAGATGCAGCCGAAACGGCTTCTTCTTTTGCGTTAATTGCTCCCGCAACGGTACTAAGTTCATTAAGAGTAGCCGCATTGATTGGCGTTCCTTCTTTTGTTGGTTCGTCATTTCGGATAAGAGTGACAATTTCGGATGTTCCATCCGACTTTACCATTGTCCACCGACCCGGGTATTTCGCCACACGGTCTTCAAAAACCATATTGTCCATCTCCTGTCATATATTCGCCGGAAAACGTAACGTACGTTTTAGCAAGCGTTTCAATGTCGAACAAAATTTGCTCGATTTTATTCATCGTTGAAAAATCGAGTTTATTCATGCTTTCTGGCGTGTCTGCAATGCCAGATGGGCCAGAGCATTTAGCACGAATGGAGTTGATGTTGGAAAGCCAGCGTGTTGCATCGGAGACTTTCATATATCCATCGACTGTCCAATCAGTCCGAACAGAAACAGACGCGCCAACAATGGAGCCAAGCTCTTGAATGCCGGATTCTATGCGGTTAAAATCCGTATAGCTTAAAGCGCCCTTCATTCCGGCAAGCCATTCCGATTGTTCGGCTTTTGTCCACGTGCCTGTTCTTGCCTTTGCGGTAATTTCTTTCACGCGGTCAACATCTGATTGCGTGCGGTCTGTAATCCAACGAGCCATAAATTATTCTTCCTCAACTCTGTTTTGATACCCGATAGGCAAATTGCTCGGAACGGTAAACATGTAATGATAGCACTTGCGGCCATCGTTGCCAGAACCGATACAGTCATAAAAAAATAATTCGTCTTCGTCATCATAACTGCCAAGATGTGCTCTGTCCCAATACTTTGAAACAACGATAGAACGATAATAGATATCCCCAACAGAAGGGCCCATGCCCCAATATTCAAGATGGGTAACGGAAGTTCTCGTCCACTGCTCATACGGGCTGTAATCGTTTCCGATAGTAAAAAAAGGATTTTTCAGAAGTTCTTTTGCTGTAGGGAGCGGGCTTCCTTCTACGTTGCATCCATAACCCCAAATTTCGTTAATAGAACTACTGTTATCGGGAAATCCGTAGTATATTTCTTTTGCGGAAGGTAAAAATATACTGCGAGATAGAGTAGACACAGCAGAAGGTACGTAATTGTTAGAATCATTTTTTTTGAACGCTGGGGTATAATAAAAAGTAGTTTTGCCGATTTTTTTCTGCATGAAATCAGAAAAAGAATTTTTTATGTTTCCGTTCAATAAGGCATCAATACTGCTGGTCGAATACTCTGCGGGAGTTGTCATTTTACTATCCCACGCAATGTTTTCTGTTTTCGCGTCTTTAAGAGCAAGAAGCGTTCTCCCTTTGCCATTTAATTCTGGCTCGTAATTATGCTTTGAGACAAGAAAAGCGGTATAAGCGCCAGCGACGGAGATGTAAACGGTATCGCCTTCTTTGAGGTTGGAAATCTCATCCGCAATCGCAGTAGCATTGCAAGAAGCAGAAAGGCTCGCAACTGTAGCTGTAATCGTTGCATTTCCGCTGTGTAAATACGTAACGTTGCAGACAGATACGCCGCGTTCGTTCTTGATGACATTCAGCTCAACGATACCAGCGGGAGATGCATTCCAAACAATAACAGGGGAATCGGCAGATGCAGGGGTAAGCGTTGCAGTGAGCGTGATCGTGTCGGAAGGATGTAAGTAAATCTCAGAAGCATCGATTTGTAACGAATCAACATCTTCAATCATATACCCGGTAACGGAGCCCTTGAAGCTACCATTAAACGTGTAAGAAACATCCGTGATCAACAAGTTAGAAGAATATCCGAACTGATGATTGAGCTTGACAAAATCAAGAGCATCGTTGTGCGGGCTTGCACGATAAGACAGGGTGGCTTTTCGACGATTAGAAAGCACTTTATAGCTTTCAGTTAGAACATTTTTTGGCTGAGAGACGATGGAAGAAGAGATAAGCGCATTGTTTACACTTTGCGTAACTCCATCGCCAGTAGCGCCATTCGGATACAATGACGAAGTTCCATTTAGAGAGTAAGAGATGTTTTTTAACTTATTAGAAAAAGTGATTTCCGGATACTGATAATCATTGATTTCAGTGATTTCATAAATGTCGGACTTGTTTTCAGGAAGGTACGGAACCCGGTCAATCCGAATCTCACCGTTTCTTGTCTGATACAAAGCCATACCGGCTGCGTTAGCAGAAAGCTGTAGCACATCAGCGTTTTTATACGAAGAATTTCCGTTGTTAAAATCAGCTGTATAATCCTTCAAAGATTCATTGATGTAATAGCTGATACCGGAAACATCAAGAAGTTCCAAAGCGTCATAACACATTTCGTATAAAGTTCCGCTTTTCCTTCCGGTATATAGTGAATCGATTAAAAACACCAAAGCATCTCGAGCTTCAAAGGAAGCGGTAATGCCATTAGAAGGAATGTTCCAACTAGAAAGGTAAAACTTACCTCCGTTAATCCATTCAGTCTGTCCGTCCAAGTCCATGCCATACTTTACAAAAACAGCTTGGCGTTCATACAGATACTTGTAGAGACCGTCTGGGTTGATAGGATTCCATTTTTGATCGCTGTTATCAACGGAAAAAGAAATTGAATCCTTGGAAAGTTGACCGGAAATTGGGTCTCGCTTTGATTTATGGGAATACGACAGAAGGTCTGTTTTGCTAAATTTCACACGTTGTCCAAATTCCACTTGCGAGATACGAGCTCTTCGGTTTGGAATACACCATTCAAGAATTTCAATAATAACCAAATCATAATTGGAAATCTCAAATTCAATTGAAGTTTCGGCGGAATCGTTGTTGTCAATTTGCTTTTCCAAAAGAAGAGCGGTTCCTTTGTAAGCGAAAACTTTAAATGATTTTGCCCATTCATTTAAAATTTCAGACCAAATGATTGTCAGACCCGGTATTTTTTCTTCGTGGCTTTTACTAAAAGAAAATGTGATGGTTGGATGATTGGAGCTTGATACGCATTCACCGCTTACATAGCCGCATTCTTGATACGGTTCAGAATTCGGGACGATATCAAAGCTTCCATCTAAAACCCAAAAATTAGTTTCAGCAGTCGCGTAATTTCCAGAAGTGGAAATGTCCAGGTCAGTGATGGATGCCGCATTACTAAACACGGTTTGCGAACCTGAACTTGCAATAGCGTCCGTTTGCGCCGCATCATCAGCTGCATGATAAGTAATCTGAATAAAAGTTTCGGGTACAAGCGTATTATTATATTGTGAAAGCCACTTATCGGACGGCTTTACAGACATATAAAATCACCACCTTTAGACCTCAACCAGGCTCAAAGAACAATCCGTCCAGCCCATCACATTTCCGGTGTTTGGGCCCCTTCGCCACATTCCGGCTGTTCGATCGGAAACATACATCTGACGTGTGGAATAAGAAGCTGTTGCTTGATTGTAAAATCGTACCGTGCAATAAAAGTTTGTAGTGAATGGGCCGATGACGGAAGCCCATTGTTTTGCGGTAAGGTATTTCCACTTAAGAGCCACTTTTGCAACATCGTGTCGAACCACAGAGCCAACAACCTTGCCTTGCACGTTTCGGCCAGAATCAACGATGGTTGAAGTCGTTGCGCTATAAGAGGAAGGCTCTGGCAAATCTACGCCGTTCACTGATACAAGAGCTTGCATAATTCACCGTTCCTTCCTTAATAGCTATACACTTCCGTCCCCATGATTTGCACGCCGCGGTCAGCCTGCTGCTTTTCAACCGAAGCGGTAATCTGCTTTCCGTCAATGAACAGCCTGACTTCCTTGCCGCCGGTAATTTCGTCACCATAGCGCTGGAAAATATCAAGAAACGCATTATAGCAGCCGTTGTAAACCGCGCCTTGCAGGTCGGAAGAGCTTGTTGACCCGGATGATGTATTGCTGTAGTATCCATTTGCAGAAGTGGTGGAACCTGTAGAAGCATCGTATTCAGGGGTTCCGACGTAAGAAGAATTGTCAGTTGAATATTTCCCACCGAGATTGCTCACAATACCCGCAATCGCAGCGCCTAAGGCAATTGCGGCCGCGCCCACAATAAGCGCTACAGGAATGCCGAAAACTGTAGACGAAAGCGCACCGGCAATAGAAGTAAGAAGGCCAACAAACGCAGAGCCAACACTTCCAATCAAGCCGCCCATTGCAGCAAAAATTTCAGGGAAAGAGCTTACAAGACCACCGAAAAGGCCTTGACTGATCGCAGTGCCAGTGGTAGCTAAAGGCACCTTCAACGCGCTAATTGATGTAGAAATCGTAGTTCCAAGATTGGAAACGCTCTTTACGATTTTTCCAAAATTGCTTGTTATGCCGCTCCAGATAACCTTGCCAACTTTTAACGCTTCGTTAAACAAGGTTTTGGATGCATCCTTCAAAATTCCAGCAATGTTGGAAATAAAGCTTTGCGCATATGCTTTTACCTGATTTCGGTTGCCTTCTCCCATCGCCTGCCAGATAATAGCAGCGGCAGTTGTACCAATTGTTTTTAAGTCGCCGTTCTGCACAGCATTCCAAAGATTCTGCACTGTGCCGAAGAAGTCATTCTGCAAGCCGGAATCAAGTTCTTGCCACTTGCTGTCCAGACCATTGAAGAAACCATCAACAAAATTCGTTGCAGTGGTCGCGCCATAGTCAATCATCTCGTTGCCCTTCTGTTGAACAACGTTTGCCAGATTGGTCATAGCTTGTTCAACATAAGGAAGTGCTGCAGTGATACCGTTTGCAAGGCCTTGATCGACATAAACGCCGATTTGGTGAAACACTTGCGAAGGAGAATGAATTTCAAGCGCATCTTTGAAGCCATTGACAAAACCATCAGTGAAGCTCTTAATACCATTTGTAACGGTACTCCATGCATCTTTTAGGCCGTTGATTAGGCCATCCCAGATGAATTTGCCAAGCTTTCTCAATTCGTCAGGAAGCTTTTTGAACTCACCGACAATAGACGAAATGATTTTTGGAACTTCAATAACAACGAAAGCTATCATGCGCTCCCGCCATTTAGAAATAACGTCAAGAGCTTTGAGAATTGCAGTCCAAATATTTCCCGGCAGTTCTTCAAAAAACTTAACAACAGACGAAACGATTTTTGGAACTTCGGTTGTTACAGTAACGACCATGTTTCCAACCCACTCCCCGATTTTGCCGACGGCAAATCCAAGGGCATAGCCGATTTTTTCAGGAAGAGAGCTGAACCACTCGCCAATGCTATTTATGACATCTCCAACCTTTCCGGGAAGAGAAGTCATAAAATCAATGGCCGCATTCCACTTGGTAACGATAATTTGCTTGATGGCTTCAATGCGCTGCTCAAAAACATTTTCGACATAATGCATTTTAATGTCGGCTTCTGCAGCAGCATCTGTTTTTTCACCGCTCTCTTTAGCGCCCCATTTGATACCAGCCCAGTGAAGAACAAGGCCAATACCGACACCAGCAGCGGCAACGGCTCCAGCAACAGGAAGGCTTGCGCCAACAAGCAATGCAACGCCAGCACCAGCAACACCGCCAAAAATTCCCATCAAAGCAGCAATGATGGTGTCAAGAACCGGAAATTCTTTCAGCTTTTCGCCAAGAGAGAATGTAATTCCCGCAAAGGTAATAAGACCTGCAAGACCGATAGAAAGCGTTGCGGCTGTACCAGTGGCTACCCCAAGATTGGTAAGTAGTGTGATACCAGTAATAGAGCCGAATGCCGTTGTTAAAGCAGCCTGAATCCATGTGCTTGCATCGCCAAGATTGGCTTCGCCGGTACCAAGCGCATAAGTAAGACCTGCAAGGCTTGCCACAAAAGCGATACCCATGCCAAGCGTAATGCCATCCGCGCCCATTGTGCGCCAAAGAACAAAAGAACCAAACGCAGCAGACACCACTTCACCTAAAAGCTCAAGAGGGTTTCCAGTAGAAGCGTAACCTTTGGCAAAGCTAAATACCAACGAAGCTTCAATAACAACAGTCGCAATTGAAAGAGCCAGCTTTTGCAAGTCAGTCATTTTGGAGATTGCGGTCGCAACATCTGTCAAAAAATCAACAATTTTCCACAATGCAAGCGCAGCAGTGACAGCGCCGATGATGGGGAGCATATCCTTGATTTTCTGCTTAATAGCATCGATCTGCTTTGCGAACTCTTCATTGTACTGCTTGAACATATCGTAGCCGGACAGGTCTACATCGCCCAAGATGTTTCCAGCAGATGCGCCGCTGCCAGAACCAGAACTTCCCTGTGTGGGGTCAATGATGTTCAGTTCATCAAAGCCCATCGTGTAGTCCTTGAGGGCTTTGGCGGCTTTCTTTGTCGAATCGGCCGTGTCATCCATTGCGTCACCGATGCCACCAACGCTGTCAGCGCTTTTAGTGAAATCAGTAAACACGACCTTCACACCCATCAGCTTTGCAACCCACTGGACAAATTCTCGGATAAGTTGGACGGCCGCAATCAGCGGGGGAAGAATGGATTTCATGGCAGGGTAGAGCAGAGAGCCAACAGACTTCGCCAACATATCCAACTGCGCTTTCAGAATCTTAATCTGGTTCGCAGGGCTTTGGATGGTCTGTGCAAGGTTGCCCTGCACATTGGCAGTCTGCTTCATAATGGCAATGTAACGCAGAACCGCCTTATCCGCCTGAGACAGACTAGAAACCTGCTTGTTAAAGCCCAAGGCTAGAAGCTCCTGCTGCAACCGTGCCTGAGACAGGTCAACGCCCAAACGGCGAATAGGCTCAATCTCGCCAGAGATTGCGGAGGACATTGCGGTAAAGGTCTCTGCAACGTTTTTGTTCCAATAGGAACCTTCGTCATAGGCAAGCTGGGTCAGATTCTTGGACAGAATATATGCTTTGTCGCTGGTCAGACCAAACGAAGTGCCCAAGCTCTGGATGGTAGCCATGTAGGTCATCGCTTTGGTCGGATCAACGCCAAGCAAACCCTGTATCTTGCTAATGAGCGTATCGGCTTCACCGCTCAGATTGCCCATAGCATTATGGAACAAGTCTGTTGCTTCATAGAAGTCGTTAAACTTCGCAACAGCGTTGCCAAGATACTCGGCGATAGCTTTCAACGAAACCAGCTTTGCCATGTTCCGCATAAAGCCGTTCATCTGATTGGACAGACTGAGATAGCTCTTGCGCTGCTTTTCGTTGGCAGCAGTCACACGGTTAGCCTGTGTAACCACCTTGCTCAACTGCGGAGGGAGCTTCGCAAAAGCGTTGCCCACCTTGTCAAGCTGAGATGCAAGGGGAGCAAGAGCAGCAGAAATCTTCTGACAAGAGCTTGCAAAAGAATCAAGGTCAGTCGCTTTCAGCTTGTCGGTCAGGTCAGGGACCTTTCCGATCGCATTGAAAGCACTGCCAAGAGCTTTAAGGTTCGATGCATCCAGAATGGACAGCGGGGCCAAAGCGCTAGTGAGCTGAGTAATGCTTCCAGACATGGAGTAAAAGTCCACGCCGTTCAAGCCAGACACAGCCGCAGGAATCTTCTTGATTGCGTTCACGACCGTGTTAATGCTCTTTGCGCTTGCAGTCGTGTTGACATTGGAAAGCCCATTCAGAAAGCTGGTGATTTTGTCCAGCCCGGACATTCCGGCAGATGCCTGTTTCAGCGTTGCAATGGAACCGGCCAGCTTGTCAAGGCTGTTCACAACCTTTGTGACGTTGCCCTTCGTCCGCAAATTAGAAATGGCGGTAGCGAGCTTGTCGATATTAAGCTCTGCGCCCTGCGATTCCGCAGAAATCTCTACGGATAAGCTCGTAATATCAACATCAGCCATCACTACCACCATCACTTTCCATCATAGAGAACATCATTCTCTTGATTCGCTCCTGCGCCTCAACTGCGCGTTGGTATTCATACTCGTCTTTCTCCTTTTGAGTAAGGGGAATTGGTCTATCCATGTACTTGATAGGCTTAGACCCTTTCTTGCGGAACATATTGCCAACCGTAGAGGAAAGCGCAGATGCCATGTAAAAGCCATTTCTCCACGCTTCCGTGTTGGCTCTGCGTTCCCGCAGTTCCTCTGCGTCACGGTAGACCTTCGCCAGCCAGACATCGCCGTGCCAGAACTGGTCGTAGGTCATGCCGATGGAGATGTAATAGGCTTCTACATCGTGGAACAGCTTGGAGAAGGAGAATGGTTCCCCCTCTCCGTCTGTTTCTTGAGATTGTGCAGTTACACAATCTCCCACGTTGCGTTTTTTGCGGTTTTGTCCTCAGTGTCAGTTGCCAGCAGAGACTTAGAAGCATCCATGAACATCTCAAGCAGAACGCCCATCAGATCTTCTTTATCCTCGATGTGCTGGAACATTTCGTCTACGACCTTGCGCTTGATGCCCTTGTTTCGTGCGATAAAAGCGCCGTAGAACAGAGCACGGGAGTTGGACAGCAGGTTGGTCATCTGGGTATACTGGCCAATCTGAAAACCTGCACGCTCGGTAGCTTCCACGCTGTCACGGGTGAAAGTCAGCTCGTAAGTGTTCTTACCATCGGGGGAATGAAAGTTAATAACCTTAGCAGCCATAATAAATGCTCTCCTTTATAAATAGGGGCAGAACCAAATCCGTTGTTCAGTTCTGCCCGGTTTGATTGATTCGATTTTTGCGGTTTAGCCGCCAGTGACAGTCAGGGTCTCGCTGAACTCAGGCTTCTTGGTGAAGATGCAGTTGATGGTCATTTCCACAACCTCGTCCACGCCAAAGCCGGACAGACCAACCTGATGCATACCCTGCCAAGTGAAGCCAGAGCCGTCCTGCATTTTCAGGGCATAGTACTTCACGGCATTGCTCTCGGAAGTCTCATCATAGCCAGCTGCCTTGACTTTCGTATAGTCAGCCTTGTTGTAGTTGGCGGTGAAAGACTTGGTGTCGCTCTGGATGATGCCAAAGATGTTGACCTGCATAGGGTCAGACAGAGTAGTGGCATCCAGAAGGTTAGGCTCGGAAATCAGGTCAGGTACATCCTTGATGTCGCACAGCTTCGTAAGAGCGGTTGCGCTGTCGCCACAATATAGGGTGGTATTCAGACCGGAGATAGCAGTACTCATAGAATGTTTACCTCCTTAGTTTCGGTAAATCATTCCGTCCTCTCCGATTGTTGCCCCGTAGCTGCAATCAATCCGATAGACGGAATTGTTGTACAGCCCATTCAACGGGGCAAACGATTTGCGATAAAATTTAAGCGGTTCAAGAACAGAATCCACGATTCCAACGATGGAACGCGCTTCTGCAATACGTCCCGTGTCTTTGTTAGAGTAGACCCGCACACGCAGGGAAACGGCAGCGTACTTACTGTGACCGGCAGAATCAATGTGTACAGGAAGATTGCTGTTTTCCTCTATCTGCACACACGGAAACTTCTTAACGTTGCTGTCGTTGATTTCACCAGTAACGAAAATGCCAGGCACTTGCTTTCGCAGTTCCTTGGCAACGGCCGTGAAGATAGAATTGAAATAATCAATCAACTACTCCAAACCTCCCTCCACGTTGCTTCAACCTGAGAAGCCATCTCCTCAACAGCTCCCCACATAGCCATAGCCGCATCGTTGCCACTGGTGTAATTTAACTGACCTTTGCCGTCTACTTCCTTGACAGGCGTACCAGCATTGCCGGATTCTCCGTAGTAGTACCATCTGCGGTTTGCGCCTTGCCCTTTGCCGTAGGAACCATGCGCACCAACGCCGGGCGGCAGTTCACCGCCATATCCGTTGTGATGTGCGCCAGTGCCAAACTCGATGAACGCAACTGCCTTTCCGTGCGCTACGATTGCAAAGCCATTTGGCGTTTGTACCGGGTCGTGCTCAACTGTTACGTCATTGTCGCCAGCATACTGTGCGTTAGCAAACCGCACAGTCGCAACGTCAATGCCTTTTTGCGCCAACGCCTTTGCAAACTCCTGCGCCTTTTTGTTCAGGGTGGCCTTGTACTCCTGTATCTGACGTTCCGCATCACGAAGTCCGGCATCGCTCAACCTCACTTTAATTTTCACTTGCAGCCACCTCTTTCAGCGCATACAGCGTATCTGTAATATGCTCTGCGACCTTGACCACAGTGTAATTGAAGGGTTTTGAAACGTCCGTCTGAAACCAGACGTGTGTGCCTTCGTAAAGCGGTGTGTTGTGCTTTTTGCTGGACGAACTGACAACGTAGCTGTAATCCGTGAACGCTCCAAAAGGGTTTGCTTCCGCAGAACCAGTAGGGGGGCTGACATTCAACATCAGCTTTGCGGGGTCACTCCACGTTTGCGATGTTTCGCCGGTTTCGTTGCCCCATTCGTCCACAACAGGTGTTTTCTCGCCAACCGGGTTCGAATACCACAGCGGGCGCTTGTCCAGCGGGCTTCCATTGAACATCAGCCGATAACACCTACTCTCGGAACCACTTCATTCAGCAGGGACTGTGCCACATCGGAGCTTTCCCACACACGAGTAATGCCATTGTTGGTATAGCTCGTCTGTCCGTTTGCGCCGATGTGGTTGTACAGTTCCGCTGCAATGCGTATCTGCAACGACTGATACTGCAAGGGCAACTCGTCCGGTCTGTTGCCGAAAGGGTAGCCCTGTGCAAATATCTTGTCTTTGGCGAAATCAAGCAGCAGGTCGAAGAGTGGGTAGTCCTCGTCCGCGATTTCACGGTCAAGCGCAGGAGCAATGTACTGCCCAAGCTTGACTGCCGCTTCGGAATACTGGTCTCCCATGCTGCTTTCCTCCTTTCGCTTTAGTAAGCCTTGATGCAGTACACAGCGTCCATGCGCTCAAAGGACGGCAGGACGATTTCAGAAGCATAGACGTTGGCGTTGACCGGGTGAACGGTCAGCTCGGTGGTAATGGCAACGCCAGTGTTTACGATGGACACGGATGCACCAGACTGACCAGACAGCAAGTCGGCTTCCTCGGGAGTAGTGCCGTACCAAGTGCTGCCCAGAGCGCCGGAAGGAGCAACCACCACCATGCCGTCGGGAAGATACTTCTCACTTGCGCTGTACTGGTCTGCCTTGAACATCTTGTCGTACAGATGAATCTTCAGACCGGTTGCAGATTCGATAATCTGCCGTGCTTCGGCATCCAGCAGAACGGCATTTGCCTTTGCGGTGACGGTCATGAACCGATTCTTCACCTCGTCCGCAGCAATCATGTTGCGGAAGGTGGCAGTGTTCATGTACACTTCGGTCACGACCTCGCCCACGCTCGCCAGAACAGCATCCTTTGCGGCGTTCAGGTCAGCAATGGGAGTGGCAGTAGTGACGTTCCACTTGGACTTTGTGGCAGAGATTTCCTTGTAGTTAGTGGACTTCCAAGTGCCGTCCGGGTCGTAATTGTAGGTGTAGTTCACGCCGTTTGCCTTGATAGTGATGCCGGGAATGCCATTGGCGGGAGCCAGCAGCTGCCAGATCATGCGCTCAGGTACGATACGAGCGCCAGTGATAAGCTGTGCGGTGTCATCGTACAGACGGTTCATCACGTCACGAGCATAGGGGTCGTTGCTGTCCAGAACACGCAGGATTTCCTGACGGTCTTTCTCGCCCAGATGGTAGCCCTCACGGAAGAACGGCATCTCAGTTTCATCGAACTTGAAACCCTCACGAGTGCGGAACGTAGCCTTTGCATCAAATGCGCTTGGCATCAGAGAAACGCCAACGCCCTTGTGGCCACGCAACCACTTCAGGTCGAGACCAGCCTTCTTCTTGGCAGGGAACAGTGCGTCAGATGCGAACGGCATCGCATTGGTGGGTTCATTCGTCCAATAGGCGGCAATCGCAGCCGGGGCAAAGACTTCCTTAAGATTCAGTGCCATGTTGTTTTACCTCCTATTAAGCGTTCACGCTGATGTTGTCACGGCAGAAGATGCCAGGGACGGCGGTCTTGAGTGCCTTGATTGCGTCAGCGTCAAAGGTGAAGCTGGAACTTGCTGCCGCCTTCTTGGTGTCGATAACACCACGAATCAGCAGGGCAGCGTTGGGGTTCTCTGCCGGGTCAACGTCATACAGCAGGATGCCGTCAGCGTTGATAGTCTTAGAACCAATCTCGCCAGTAGCAACAGCTTTCTTGCCAGCCAGCGTCATGGGATAGCCAGCCTTAACCGCAGCAGTTTCGGTTACGGTAAAGGGGATGGCGGTGTAGTCATTGGAAGCAAGGATGGTATCGTTGATTCCGTTGACAGTGTTTCGGGTAAACTTCATGTTTTCCTCCTTGTTAATGGAAAGCACTCATTGCGTCACTCGATGCCTTAGAAGTGTTTGCGTTCTGCTGTGCAAGGCTCTTAGCAAACGCCACACCTTCGCTGTCAGAGCCGCCCTTGCCATCCGCACCCGGAGGTGTGGGCATATCCTTCAGCAGAGAAGCCTTGTATGCGGTGTCGTGGGCGGTCATAAACTCCGACTGGAACTTAAACACCTTGTCCATGTCGCCGTCAGCCAGTGCGGATGCAGCCTTTCCAGCCAGTTCAGCGTCATAACCCTGCGCAACGAACTTCTCACGGTAAGATGCAAGGGTCTTTTCCTTGACGAGGTTCTCCTTGTCGGCAGTCAGGGCTTCGATCTGCTTCTGCATCTCTGCTAGCTTGTCAGCCTGTTCCTGCGCGGCATTCTCGTCATCGGTGCGCTTTGCCTTGAGCTGCTTCTTGTACTCAGCAGCTTCGCCGTTGGCTTTCGTCACGGCGTTGCGCAGCTTCTCTACTTCTGCGTTAGGGTCTGCAACCTTTTCAAGCGCAGAAATGATTTCATCGGCGGTCATGCCCTCTTTGTAGGCATCACCAAGCAACACATTGAGTTTCATATCGTTAATTTCCTCCTGCGTTTTTTTACCGTTGCTTCCCTGCAACGCTGCGAAATTTGTATCCCGGCTTCCCTGCCGGAATATATCAGCCCGAAAATTCGGGATGATTCTTTATTCCTTTGGGTAAATTCTTTTGTACGGCTCAATGCCACTATCCAAAATAGATTTTTCTCGCGCCGAATTTCGGTCAGGATGTGTCCATTTGAATTTCCCACATTTCGTACAGATATACTCGCACTCCATTTCGCGTGGTTCGTTTCCGTTGATGCCGTGCGTCCAATGCCAACGAGAAAGCGTATAGTCATGTTTGCAAAACAACTGTTTCCAAAAATTACGCATCATCTTTTTCTCCATCCGCATTGTTTGGTTGTTTATCAGCCATGTTTCCAACATTTGTGTCGGCAACATCCTGTTTGGACTGTTCCTGCGGCTTCGGTGCTTTCCCGTCCTCGCCCAGCTTGCCAGCGGCAATCAGGAAAGGCACACTTGCTTGATATGCAGCTTCCGGGTCTGTATAAAGATGAGAAATTTCAAAAGCCAAATGCGGGTCTGCCGAAGAATCAAGCATTTGGATAAAGACTTGAACCTTACTTTGCAGATTGTCATATTGACGACGCGGCAGTCTAATTTCAACGTCACTTGCCATCAACTTAGAACCAGCCGTGTCACGCAGGATTTTCAGCATCACAGACAGGCTTTGGCGTTCAGAGAATTTGAACATATTCTCGTACTGCTGCGCCCTTGCTTCTGTGTGATTCCAGCCGTTGCGGACGATAACTGCGCCCACGTTGTCGGACGTTGCGTTCTCGCTACCAGTGGCACTAGGCATGGCAGTCAGGCTACGGTACACGTTCAACATAGAATCAAGCAAAGTCTGGCTCTGCTGCTGGTCAAGCTCGTTTGCAATCTGTGAAACAGAAGCAGGCAGACCAGAGGTGGACTTCAGACACATTGCGCCAAGTTCCTTGACCTTGTTAAGAGCATCCTCGTCCACAAGGCAGTTCGTAAACACCATGATGGACTGAATAAACTGCGCTACACCGTCCAGACGGTTGCTTTCAAGGTCGTTGATGGCATCCAACACAGGAATAGCCGGTTCAAACAGACCCATCCGCTCCGGGTTCAGCTTGTATTCGACCATCGGCAGCATTCCAAGAGAATGATTCTCCGATTTTGTAATCTTGCCGTTGTCGATTTCAAAGTACTGGTTTGGCGTATACACGCAAATCAGGTCGTTCAAGTCATTCTGATAATTGCGTGGGATATGCAGCACGTTGGCAATCGGTTTGTGACCGATGCCGGAGTTGTAAATCACATACGCCATATCCGGGTCAGGAACATCCACCAGCAGGGGCGTTTCGTCCGGGTAGTTGCCGTTGTACCCCTTGTCAGGGAGAACAATGCGATATCCCTGTCCGCACTCCAACATCCACTGCCAGAGCCGCCGATCAAGCGCATCCTTGCCCTCATACTGCAAGGCATTGGACAGGCGGGCAATTTCCTCACCGTCACCAGTTGCCGTTTCAGACCGCACATAAGAGCAGGGAGTGCCGCTCATGTACCCTGTGTAGAAGCCCACGCACTCGTTGGCATGGTTCTCTACAATGCGGTTGGTGATTTCAGCGTGGTATTCTTTCGTGCGATGGAGGACAGGCTGACTGCCCAAGTAGTAGTTGTGCAGAAAGCGAATTTCGTTCTTGTTTAGCATGTGAATAGGCTCTGCTTTGCCCATGACCACTTTCAGCACGTTTGCTCGATTGATTTCTGTCTCCGGCGTTTCAATCGGTCTGCGCCCGGTCAGTGGATTATTTAAAAAGCCGTCAACAACTATCTGATACTCAGCCATGTTTTCCTCCTTTCCGGAAAAATAAAAAGCGCAGCAAGACAAACCTGTTAAGGTCTATCTCACTGCGCTTACAACTGCGCTTCAAAAGCTATTCAGTTTTTAAACTTTGGTACGGAGACCCATGTATCTTTTGGAAGGTTTGAATCTCCAATTGTAATCCAATGGCAAAGAGGGCACAGAAGGGAGAACTTACCTTCTACTTCGCCAAGATAACGCCCACAATCGCAAGGATTGCCGTTTGCGTCTTTTCGAGGACGCTTGCATCTGACTTTTGCTACCATCTGTGCTCCTTTCGTTGGATTTCTGGAAACAGGCTGTTGAGCACAGACCTGTCAGAAGCTACTGGGAAACTGTTCGCACTTCCAGCCGTGCTATTCTCCGCCCAGAGAAAGCCATTGCAGCCTTTACATTCAGTTGTCGGACAGACGTAAAACGGGTCGGCTGCAATTTTGGTGCTGCATAATGGATTTGAACCAATGTATGTCCGGTTATGAGCCGGATGCTCTAGCCGTACTGAGCTAATGCAACATAGAAACCCGGCTTGATTGGTTAACCGCTGCTCTTTGCAATGTCATGCCTAAACATCACATTGAGAGCCGGGAATAGCGGTGGAGGTTTTGGAGAATAAGTCCATGCAAAGCTAGGTGGTTGGTTGTGCTGCGTAACGGAATCGAACCGTTGCTTGCCAGCCATGGGGGAGACAGGCTGGCATTCCCCAATCAATCGGAAACGCAACATATAAAGTCCGGTGAAGGCGAAAGAGTGAGAAAACCTCCACCGGTGAAAGGAGGAATATGCTTGTTGACACGCACACGAGTAAAATGACAAAACCCCGCGTGCAAGCTATTCCTTTAAGGGAAGCTGCAAAACTTCCTGCGTACATTATAAGCCTTGTCAAGTGGTGAAATCAAATAAATAGACCCAGCGAACACAATATATTGTGTTTTTAATCAAAAAGGCCTCTTGACAGGCTCAATTTTACTGATTCCGTTATACAATTCATCGGCAAGCTGTGCCAGACTGTCCGGTGCATCATCGTGCGGAACTTTGCCAAGCTGCGTGAACATCGTCACCTGTTCCATGAACGCTTTGTACTCTTTTGACTGGTGTTTTTCGTCAAGGAAATAGAACCGTTTGATATCTGGAGCATACTGGATGATTCTTGACAGTTTGCTTTGTCCGCTTGGCGCACGCTGGCTACGGACAGAGCAGTGATACCCCTGCTGCCGAAGCTGACTGTCTACCACGTCACAATATTCGTCACCACCGTTGTTGGCTTCGCCACGCACTACGTTGATTTTGCGCTGGATGATTTTGCCCACGACTTCCGGTCTGGTCACGGTCTTATCGCCATTGTTGAACACAAGGTCAGGGATGAACACAGCATCTCCGTACACATAAGCGATAGGGCAGGCCGTGAAGTCTCCGCCGCCCCATGCAATATCCATGACCATGAGCTTGCGATCAGGCTCACCATCAGGCAGAACGCCGTTGAAATATCGCAGCTCATCGGCAGGAAACAGCAGACCTTCACGCACATAGGGCTTGCCCATATACTTTGCCCACCATGTTGCATCGTCAATGCTGGCTTTCATATCAGCATAGTAGGCATCGTCAAAGCCGACGCCATAGTCATAATTGAAGTTGCTGTGTCCGTTCTCATCCACCGCAGGAATCACCCGGAATCTGTACTTCGGGTTGTCTGCATACTGGTTCTGGATGCGCCCCAGAGGATCAAGCACGTTCCAGCGTGTGCCGACCATCAGTTCTAATGCACCCTGCTTTTTACGGTCTTTCAGCTGGTTCAGGTAGGCATCGTACTTGTTGTTCAGACGCTCAACGTTCAGGCTTTCCTCTAAGTCCTCAATCAAGTCATCACTGTACAGAACGCCGCCCTCACCGATTTCAACAGCACCAGTCAACGTGCCGCCAATAGAGCGGCAGGTCAGAGTGGGGAAGCGCTTCTTTCGGTTCAGGTCAACGCTTTCGTCTTTTGCACTCTTATCCACAAGCTGAACGTCAGGGAAGATTTTGCCCCAGTTGTAGGTCACAGGGTCAGTGATGATGGACAGCACTTCGCCGTAGAAGCCATTGGTCAGCTTGTCGGAGTGTCCGCTCATAACCGATGCAACGTCAGGGCGGTTGCCCATCAGCCATGTGATGAAAAAAATACATAGAGTCGATTTTCCAACGCGAGCAGGTAGACTAACTCCCAAGAAGTCAATCCGCTTATAAAACAAGTCCTCTAGGTCATCTGCCAGCACTTTCAAAACCCTGCGTCTAGGCTGGTAGAACTTCTTCTCCGGCGCACGATTCCATTCAAGATAGATGCAATAGCTATCGAACACATCCTTTGCTTCAAACAGGTACGTCCGACCGATAATGTCATAGAGCTTCGCCACGTCCTCGCCTGTTTTCATCTTGCCCATCATGGCTGCACAGACAGAGCGCAACTCACCAGAGTATTTGTAGGCATCGAACCGCTTGTCCTGTGGCTGGGCGTCTCTCAGGTTCACCACCGCCTGAAACCAATCCTCATAGACCTGTGCTTCGGTCGGATTCTGTTTTGCATACGCTTTGATGCTGTCAATGATAGCGATACACTGTTTTGGCTGCATAAAAAAATAGGCACCCCCTACCTGAAAATGTAAAGAGTGCCTACAACTGCACAAAAATCAAATATTTGGTTTTATTCTCCAGCTTTGAAATTGTAAATCGGCTTAATATGCTTTACAATATCAACGGTTGGAGAGATTGCGTTGATAATTTCCTGCGCTGGCTTATATGCCATCGGGCATTCATCCAACGTGGATTCATCGGCTGACGTAGTATAAATTCCGTTCATCTGCTTTTGGTATTCCTCAACGCTGAATGCTTTTTTAGCCGCTGTTCTGCTATATAGTCTGCCAGCACCATGCGGAGCAGAGAAATTCCAATCAGGATTGCCCTTACCAACGCAGATAAGACTTCCGTCTCTCATATTAAGAGGAATAATCAGCTTCTCACCCTCTCTAGCGGATACAGAGCCTTTTCGGATAATATCATCCGATTCATCAATATAGTTATGAACAGTTTCAAAGAAGGACGCATGGGTCAGCATAGAATTGATTCCAACACCATCTAAAATGGTGTGCATAATTCTTGCTCTGTTCATCCTCGCAAAAGCCTGACAAATCCGCATATCATTAAGGTAAGAATCGCGTTCTTCACCTTCGAGATAGCAAAGCTCATTTGGAATATCAGGGAACCGAATAGCTAGCTCTTTGATTTTTTGCGAGATTTCCTGTTCACGACCCTGCGCTTTCAGTTCTGCAATCACGCGTTCCGTAGCGTCTTTTCTTTTGTTCTTTCCTTTAATATTTGAGATAGCTACGTTTTGATGATACTCTGCGATTTGTTTTCCAAGATTTCGGCTTCCAGTATGGATAACAAGGTACTGGTTTTTCTCTTCATCTTCGTCCAGCTCGATAAAATGATTACCGCCGCCCAAAGTACCCATGCTGCGAAGAATCCAGTCAACATTGTGCAAGCTGTCTTTGCAGTCAAGTTGGCTAAGGAAAGAATCCGACATTTTCTGCGATTCGTGAACATTCATTCCAGCCGGAACTCGTTCTCTGATTACTTTATCTAACTTTTTCGGGTCGATGTGTTCAATTCCAAGTTCAGCGACAAGCATTCCGCAGCCAATGTCTACGCCGACAATATTTGGAATGACTTTCTTGCCCAAGTTTGCCGTAAACCCAATTACGCACCCGGAACCAGCATGAACGTCTGGCATAATGCGAATTTTGCATCCGTCAACAAAGCTCTGATTACAGAGCGTCAGAATTTGCTCAGATGCCTTGTCTTCGATATTGTCTGTGAACACCTTTGCGGATGCATATTTTCCGTCAATCGTTTTCAATGAGTTCTCCTTTCCAATTCGGTTTTATAATGCTGTTTTAGAAATTTTCTTTATTGACTCGATTTTCAAACTCCTTCCGCTGCTTTGATGGCAGCACGAACTAATTTATATACGCAAAAATCTCTGTTCTCCCATGTAGACTTTCGGCATTCTTCTGCACATTGAATAATGTCCAAAAGGCTTCCTCCGTTCATCATTTGAGTCAAAACACGAATATCTTCTTCACTCCACCACTCTGGAACTTCCACAGCTTTGTTGTCCATGAGCTACTCCTTTCACTGGTTATATAAAGTAGGCTTTGGCTCTTCATCCCCAAGCATCAACTTGTAACGAAGATACTTTTCAATAATACTGTGTCTTTCTGCCAATGTGCCGTAAATAAAAACGAGAGCATCTTTAGCAGCATCGTATTCATTCGGGAAAATGACAAGTTCCTCGTTTACAAAGGTCACGGTGCAGTTTTCATAGCGACAGACTTCCAAGAACTGCTTGATTTCAAGGAATCCGCCAAAATCAAGCATAGACCGCAGCGTGATGCTTCCGTTCTTAACAATCAGTTCTTCTCCCTGCATATTATCCAGCCTTTCTCTGTTCAGAAATCCGATACCATGTCTGGCGGGTCACGCCAAGCTGCTTGGCAGCATCGGTGACGGTCAGCAGACGTTTTTCCACCTGTTCGTGCAGAACATCAAAGAGGTTGCGGTCATACTCCGTGGGCTTGCGACCTTTATAAACACCTTTCTGCTTTGCCACTTCAATGCCCTCTTGCTGGCGATCAAGCATGTTCTGCCGCTCAAACTCGTTGATGGCTGCAATCATCGTCAGCATCAGTTTACCGGTGGGAGTGCCTGTGTCTAGGTTCTCTTTATCACTGGCAAGGTGTACGCCGTTAGCTTGCAGCGTTTCGACCATTTCAAGCAAGTCCTTCGTGCTACGGGCAAGGCGACTGAAATCGTGGATAAACACGGTATCTCCCGGCTGAACTGATTTAAGCATCTTCTGCAACTCCGGTCTATCCATATTCTTCCCAGAGACTTTCTCAATAAACCAGCGGTCAATGTTATGCCGCTTTAACGCTTCCACCTGTCGCGCTTCATTCTGTTCAACAGTAGATACACGAACATACGCTACGTTCATTCAGAATCGCCGTCCTTTGCTCTTTTGGGGTATTCCAAACGGTAAAAATCTTCTTTGTCCTTTTTGATGGTTTTGGGACGAATGATAATTTCGTAGCCAAGTTCATCTGCAAATTGTGCAAATTTCTCTGCGCTCAGTTCTCCACGATTCAGCCTATCCGTGACGCTCGTTGCTGCTTTATAACCAAGTTTTTTTGCGAGAACCTTGTAAGTTATTTTCGGATGAGAATTTACAACCATGTCTTTAATAATTTCTGCGGCTCTCATTTTTTCTCCCTCTTTCTTTTTGCTGGCTTCAGTATACCACAAACGTATTTATACGTCAAGCGTAAATTTACGTTCTATGTATATATAAATATACTATACTCTGTAAATACAGAGTATAGTAGTATAAGAACGTTAATCATTTTACACGAAAACGTGTATACGCTTTATTTTTGAGCAATTATGAATCTGTAAAGTATATTTTATTCAAATTTCCATATTGACAAGTGTTCAATATTTGGTATATACTATCACCAGCAACAAAGCGAGGTGATGAAGTTGCAGAAAGTAGCAGAGCCATCTAAAAACGAATCTATGCGTATGGTTTCATTCAGACTTAGCGAAGAGGATATCGAAAAAATCACATTTTGCGCCAATGCTCTGGATGGAACCAAGAGCGATGTTGTAAGAATGGGGATTGATCTAATCTTCAACGTTGCAGAACGCATAAAAAAATAAGCTATCAGCACTCACCTACCAAAGTTTAGCTGATAGCTTATCCGTCACAAAAAGAAGGTACTGCACCACCAAGGGGGCAGTCTCCCTTTTCGGAATCTATTATACCAAAAAGGGCTGCTCTCCGCAAGAGTTAGGAGAAAAAAACATGAACTTTCCCACGAAAACCGAAGAATTTCTGAAAACCATCGCCCACGGCAAAGAGCCGACCAGCGAGGATAGGGAGTACGCAGAAGCGCTTGGCAAGCTGTCCGAACTGAACTATCGGGCAGGGTACGAAGCGGGAGCCGCTAATAAGAACGGCAAAATCTGATGTCAACACTAGCGAACACAATATCTAGTGTATTTTACCTTGACATTCAGATATTTTGTAGTTACACTTATTGCACAGCAAAACGAAAGGGGGTGAATATGTATGAGTAGTCCTTACGCAGAGCGTTACGGTCACACCGTTACCATCAGCGTGACGGAGCGGCAGTTTGCCAGCTTGCAGGAATACTGCATCAAGAACCGGGTGTCCATCTCTGCTGCGTTCCGTGAAGCGTTCTTTACGCTGCATCCGATGGATTCCACCAATGAAAACGAAAAATGATACGTCCGCTAAAGTTTGCCGACCGCAGCGAACGTATCATCAAAACCACTGGAACAAGCTGTTCCAGCCTTATTATAGCAGGAATTGGCTTGTTCCGCAAGAACCATAGGAGTTTTTATGGAACAAAAGGTTAAATATGCTATCAATCTTATCAGTGAGAACGGACAGGTTGTCGTGTCCAGCCGTGAAGTAGCAGAAAATTTCGGAAAAGAACATCGGAACGTCATGCGAGATGTAGAAAACATCATGTCACAGGGTGTGCTCAAAAATGAGCAGACCCCCATGTTCTTCAAAACCGAGTACACCCACGAGCAGAACGGTCAGACCTACTCCATGTACCTGATGAACCGTGACGGTTTCACCCTGCTTGCTATGGGTTTTACCGGCAAAGAAGCCCTTGAATGGAAACTCAAGTACATTGATGCTTTCAATCAGATGGAGCAGAAGCTCACCAACCCGGAGCCTGAATCGACAGAGATGCTGTTGAGCCGCGCTCTGATCGCCGCTAACAGTGTTATCGACACGGAGCGTAAGAAGGTAAAGGTTCTGGAAGCGGAAAATGCCAAGATGAAGCCCGATTCCGACTACGCAAAGGCGGTTCTTCTCTCTGACGAAAGCCTGACAACCACGCAGATTGCCATGAACTACGGCCTGACCGCTCGAAAGCTGAACAAGATTCTTGAGGAAATGGGCATCCAGCACGTTGTAAATAAGCAGTGGATTCCTTACAAGAAATATCTTGGCAACGGATACGTTGTCGGGCATCCGATCGAGCTGCCGAACGGAAAGACGAAAGAGGTCACTCGCTGGACGAGAGCCGGTCAGAAGTTCATTTATAGCAAGCTCAAAGAAGCGGGCTATCTTCCTGTTGGCGAGCAGATTAGAATGGAGACGTGCTGATGGACTACTCGGAAGAAATGTTTCGGCTACAAGCTGAGAATGAAGAGCGCAAAGCCGTTTTAGAAAAAAGCCATGAAATCCTTAATCAGGCATTAGAAATCATCATGCCAGAGGATAAGCGGTCAAGGGAAGTTGTAAGTGTAGCGCTAGCAACGTCCGTACAGCATTTTTGCGAGGACAGCTATTCAATGGGATACAATGATTGTTTGCTCGACATTCTCATGGAAAAGGAAGAAGTCAGCGCTCCTATCATGTTTCCAACACTTAAATCGTAAATAGCCCATAAGAAAAGCCAGTGGTTAGAGAACATCTAGCCGCTGGCTTTTTGTATTACATTTGAATTGCTACGATTTCCCACGAAGAATAATTGGAAAGCCCAGAATAGGGGTGGATTTCAAAGTTCTTCGTCTCTCCCGGTTGGATATCCAAGACATAATCAATATCTCCGCACACGGGAACTTCTTCTCCGCTCACATCTTTCATCTTATACAGAACGATGACCTTTGCATTTGTCTTGTATGCGCTGTTGTTAGTCACTTTTCCGGTGAATCTTGTCTCATAGCCACTACCACGCTTTGAAGTATTGGTAACAGCCAATTCACCTGCTCTTAAAACTTTTTTTCCTGCACTCGGCTGATAGTTATAGTCCTGAGCCGAAACAGCCATTTCGATACCGGCAGGGATAGTACCGTCATACTCGTATGTGAAGTATCCGGCATACCAGTAGGAATCATCTTCCGCAACCCAGTCCAGATATTCATCGTCTGTTTTAATCACGGAGCCATCCTCTGCAACAACTGCGATTTCAATATGGGGAAACCAGACCGCAAGATTTTTGTTCGTATTCTCGATTTCAAGCGCATAAGAAATATAAATCGTGCTACCGTCACGCCACGCATAAGACCCATGATTCTTAATGCCTAACGGTTCATACTGTGTTGCATTAGTCTGCTCAAGTTCAATAAGGCCAGACCATTCATCAGGCTTTTTTGCAGCAATTGCACTGATAGGCATGGTAAAAATCAAAGCGGCAACAAGAATTGCTGAAGCAAACTTCTTCATCTTTACGTCCACTCCTTATTCGTCCACAAGGTCTGCGTACTTTACTTCAACGCGAGGAATTTCATCTTTTGTCATTGTCAATGCTCTTGTGATTTCAGCTGTCCCGGTAAATTCTCCGTAGATTGTAACAATGTCGTCTTGAAGAATCTTTACAGAGCCGCTCTCCCTTTTATCAACAGCATAGTATTCGTTTCCAAGGTACATATCATACCCATCTTCGTTATCCTGAACGCGCCATGCCTTGTCGCTGCTGAAAAGAGAAGCATCCATAATCTGCTGTACCTTTGCCTTGATTACAATTCTTGTTCCAGCGTACTTTTCCGGGTAGCGGCATAAATCCTTGTAGCCTACGGTTCTGCAAGATGCTTTGTATTCTTCTTCCGTTTCAACATGGATAGGTTCACTCTCGGGCTGAGGTTCGCTCTCAACTTCGGGCTCAGACTGGCTTTCAGATACGGATTCACTTTCAGCTTGCTGCTCTGCGGATGCAGATTTTGCTTCTTCCGCTGCTTTGATAGATGCAGCTAAGGCTTCAGATGCTGCTTTTTCTTCGGAAGCCGCCGCGCGTTCTGCTTCCAGCTCCTTGTCATACGGAAGATTCATGCCAACAACAACTAGCACTAAGCACACAACTAAAGCAATCAAGTCTTTCTTCGCTGAATACTTTTCGTGCTTAACAATCGACTTCAGGAGATTCCAGATAATCTTTACGCTGTATGCTACAAAGGCCAGCGTACAGCCGATTCCAAAGTCTCTGCCATCTTTTTGATAGATTCCGTAGAATATACCAAAGCAAATATAACAAGCGATAGACCCGTACCAGAACTTACTGTTCCCTTTTCCTCTAAGTGCATTGACGATACAACACACACTTAGAATAAATCCAGCAAGCAGCATGATTCCACTGAACGTGTGCATTTTTGATTCCACCTTTCCTTTGCCAGTATAACACATTCAATGGCTCCGTAAGGGGTCTTTTTGTTTTTTTCGGAATTTTTGGAGACTTGCACAATCAGATGGGTTTTGATTTGTGAGGGTGGGGTGGGTATTGACAAGAGGAACGCCGAAAACGCCTTTTTTGAATTTTTTCTACGAGAGGTGTCGACCGCCCCACCCCCCGGCTCTCCCCATATACCCCGCCGGTGGAGACCCAAGCACCACAGCGCACCCGGACGGCCTGCACATCACGGGCAGCAGGGCAGACCGTGCCAAATGCAAGGCAGACCACGCCACGCACCGACACACACACGCCCGGACGCTGGACACGCTGCACCGCTCTGCACCCGATACCAGACAAGCCACGCCGAGCAGACCGAGACGGCGGCGGGCGCTGGAGGGCGGGCAGTGTGTCCGATAGGGCACGCCCAAACGGACAAAAAAATAAAACGTATAAATACGTCACTATGTTGCACGTGCAACTTGACAAAAACGTAAATATACGTTACAATACAGGCACAACGTAAATATACGTTACACCTACCAAATACCGTTACAAAACAGGAGGACAAAAACCATGATGAACAATAACGTTCTTTTTCTTGAATGCCGGGGTTGCCCGTTCATGAAGGGCGACAAAATCGCAAAACTTTCCGACGTTGGTAATTATCGCGTTGGAGTGTATAGCCATAGAATCAAAGCAAAAGACGGCAACGAATACATTCTTGAGTTTGGTAGCTACGACAGAAAAGAAACCATATATACCAACAGCCGAACCGGAAAGCCCTTGAAGCATCCCAAGTGTGAAGTGGTGTTAGAAAACGCCCTGCACATTAGCACGGAATACGAAACGCTTGATTCAAAAAAAATCGGTTTAGCTTTTGGAAACTGCAAACTTGAAAAACAGATCCACGACAAAAAAGAATATCTTTTCACAAAGTCCGATATCTTAAAAGTGGTAAACAGTATTAGCAAAAAACAATATAGCAAAATTGTGCTAGTATCAAACGAAAACATTATAAACGCCATCCCAGAAATTTATAAATTTGGTGGATATCGAGAAAAAAGCATTCTTGACAGCCTTGTTGAAGTAAAAACAGAGCAATACACAAAAGAATATCATGTATATACCTTTATCGCTGAAAACGGCGACACGTTCGACTATGAAGCACTTAGCAAAAGAATAGTAGGATAAATGGAGGTTATGAAAAATGATCACTTTGGATTTTACCCAGTGGGCTGCACTCTGGTACATCGGCGGCATGATCTCCGGCGCACTCGTTGTGATCGCATTTCTCAATAGCTAATAAAGAGGGCTAAAAAATGACCACGTTTGAAGAAAAGGTGAACGCATACCGCGAAAACAAGCGGCTTATTGAAGAGCTTGAAGCAATGAATGACGCAGTAAAGGCTGAAATTATCGACATGATGCACGGCGCTCCAGAAATGGTACAGGGCACGGCAAAGGCCATTTATAAGGATGTGCAAAGCGTCCGACTCGATAGCAAGCTATTACAGGCCGCACACCCGGATATTTATGCCGAGTGTAGCAAAAAGACCGTTTACAAGCGGTTTAGCGTGGTTTGATGGAGGTTTAACGATGATTTACCCCGATAAAGTATATATTCCCGTTGTGCGTGGGTGCAGCGTGTGGAGCGTCTCAGAGATCGACACGGCAAAAGCCAAAAAGACACCCGGCTATATCGTACCCGGCTATATCCAGTATAACGGCGGTTTATACAGCGCTGGCAATGTGTTTTTGTCCGCCGCTGATGCGTGGGACTGGATTCACCTTTTCCGCAGCTATCGCGGCAAAGTGTACACCGCCGCCGAGATCGGCAGTATCCGGGAGGTAAGCGCAAAATGATATTTTCTTGTGTCCTGTTCTTCTTCTGGTTCTTTTCGGCGCTGTTCAAGGCGTCCAAGTAATGCCAATCGGATACTTTAGCGGGGCTGCACCGTAAAGCAACCCCGCCACAGCCCAAAAGAGCAAAAATATTTCTTGCAAGTCCTGTTTTTAGGGCTTGCGATATGATATACTGTAAAAAAAGGGCAAAAGCCCGGAAAAGAGGGAAAGCCATGTTAAAAGACGTTTCTAGCAGTGCCGCCGCCCTTTATGATGGAGGATGGAGAAGCGCAGACGCCGACCAGCTCCGCACGGAATACGACTTGACAGAGGAAGAAGCGCAAGAGCTTTGCGCCGCCCTTGCAGACCTTGAAGAAAAAAATAAATGATTCCTACCCCGCCCACGCTGGCGGGGCTTTTCTTTTGCCTTGCATCTGCTGAGGGTGCAGGGCTTTTATTTTGCCCTGCTGCAATACAGCCCAATACAGGCGTTTACGGCGCGTTTTGTGCTGTTAATGCAATTATACCGCCAATGCCACAAAACAGCGCACAGGGCTCTACATGGGCATTCCCGGCTATTTTCCGTGTTTTGTTACTGTTGTTTTACGGTGCATCCTGCTATATCGCACCACCTGCGACACGCTGGAGCACACCACAGCGCCGCAGCACCTCCAGCACATACCAGATACCAGCGCCACGCCGGACGCTGTACAGGCCAGCGGAGCCGCCTATTATAATAAGGTATATAAAGAGCGCTCCCCTGTTATGGATCCATGCCAGACGGTGCAACATACCGCAGACCATTCCAGCCCGGCGGGGTCAGCTCCTACCGCCTGTGGATCGCTGGCAAATGCTACACTTGGCGCACCTGCTGAGGGGTCAGTGTCTCCACCTGCACAAGGTCAGCCCGGCGGCGTCTCGATACTTCCCAAGCCCGACGGCTTGCAATCTGGCACCGGGTCAGCGGTCAGGGCACACCCTCCACCCGGTGGGGCAGTCCAGCAGCAGGAGCGCGGCGGGCGGCGCGGAACCATTGGCGGCTACCGCCGTATCTCTTTTCGGGCTTTCGCCCGATAGCTAATAGAGGTCAGCAATAGTCGTAGCGTTCCGGCTGGAATAGTCGCAGTTTATCCCGGCGGATAGTCGTGGAATAGTCGTAAAGTCGTCAGACGACTACTGTTTGAAAGTCCCATATATAGTATAGTAACGAACTGTCCGCTGATAGTCGCAGAGTGATAGTCGTAGCGTTTTCTTGCGAATTGCCGTCAAATAGTAGTGTAATTTTTGTTTGAAATAGTCGTTCGCCTTTTAGAGAAAAAGAGATGCGATAGTCGCTAAGTCATCCGACGTCTCCCAAAATCAAGACGTGTCAAGACACCCGTCAATTTTATTCTAACCTAGCCATACCAAATTCGTATACCAACCGTACTTATTATAATATAAGTTTATATATCCTAGTAACTATCTAGGGATTATTTTGCTGGAATAGTCGTATCGTCCGATTCGGTCTGTTCCTGCTCGATTTAATTCCCAGTAACGCACTATGGTATTATATTCAATCCATAGCATTCCACTAGGAATAGCCAATGCAACATTTCTACATATTTTACATGCTACAAAATTAAGTCAATTCTCCATGTGAAATAGTCGCAGATGGTGGTAGGTCAGATGCCGTTGCCCTTTACAGGTCAGATTCTGTTACCGTTGGAGGTCACCCGGTCGGCGCGGTGCGCCGGAAGATAGAGGGTGACGCAACGTAGAGGTCAGATGGACGGTCTGCCTCTATTCAGCCGATAGAACCTGACGGAAGATGTTGGTCACGGTCTGACCTGCTGGCTAACGGTATAGCTTTTGGAGATAGAGGGTTGTAGGGGAAAAGAGCCTTTACAGACGATTGAACTCTGGTTCACTGTACTGTTGCTTCTCCCGTTCTCTGTCAATCCACATATCAGCAAAGGCCTTCCAGTTGGTGATAGACTTTCCGGTCTTTGTCATCCAGCCTGTTCCCTCATAGTAGTTCATAAACCTGCTGGCAAGCCTGTTTTCACATCCAGCATCCAAAAAATACTCGCTCACATCCTCAAAGTCTGGCGTGCTGGCGTTCCCATCTGGCGGGTCGCCCGCTTTCTTAATAACTTTTTTTCTTTTCTTTTCTTCTATATTAAGGAGGTGAACGATTGTTCCCCTCACAGGTGAAGTATCGTTCCCCTCAGAGGTGAATGATTGTTCACCTCCCTTTTCGCTCTTTGACGATTCTTTCGGCACTTTGACGTATATTTTATCGGGCTTGTTCTTCCCTTCACGCTTGCGCTCAATCAACCCGGCTTCTTCCAGCTCTTTCAAAGACTTCTTGACCCATCGTTCTGTGAATCCAGTATCGGCAGCAAGGTCTTTGATGGGATACACGATGTATACTCGCCCTAGTTGGTCAGCAAACTTTCCGCTTCTGCTTGCCCTCTGTGACGACCTTGCACGATTGAACAAGTAAATGTAAACAATTTTCTCTGTTGGGCTAACTTCAATAGTCGAGAGGAACTGAGGGTAGACCATGTACCCATTGACCTTTGTATCGGCTGTCATGTATTCCATTTTCTCCTCCTGCAATAGTCGTAGACCTCTACAATGCGCTCACAGCCCCGTAGAGCCGTGCCAGAGCTGTTTTATATGTTCTGTCGATAAGTTTGCCATCTAACGATAAGAGTCGTTTGTAGGGCTTCTGTGCGCGTATATGCAAAAGGCTGCCATTGCTGACAGCCCATGTGCTCAATCCATCCAAGTGTACTCTTGAAACCGTTGAATTTGCTTGTTAAACGTGATGGGAAGGTCGCCTATCTCACCTTCCTTGTTCTTGCTTAGCCGGAACAGGTACTTGTCGGGGTTATCGCCGGACAGAAGGATGATTGCATCTGCGTCCTGTTCAATCTGTCCGCTCTCTCGCAAGTCGGAGTTAGTAGGCGTTGCTCCGGGCTTGGATGGGTTTCGATTAAGCTGTGCCAGCGCCACCACGACAATTCCTGTGGTCTGCGCCAACTCATGTAAGGCAATGGATATGGCTGTAATGGCGGCATATCTGTCCTTTGCACCCGTTTCGTGGATGAGTTGGAGATAGTCTACGAAGATGACTTGAGCCTTTTTACGGAGAGCCTGAGCCTTCATCCACGCCACGTTCTTTCCGGCAGCGGAGCGGATATATAGGGGCATCTTCATGTTCTTTGCCTGTTCGTCAATCTCATTCAAGCTGACTGCCTTATTTTTTACCGTGTCCAAAGGGCAGTATATTTGATTAGCCATCAGACGTGCGCCCAGCTTGCGTTTGCTGGTTTCCAAGCTGAAATAGTACACTGTGTAGTTTTGCTTTGCCATGCTTGCTGCTATTTGCAAAGACAGGGCTGTCTTGCCCGCAGATGGTCTGCCGCCGATGATGATGAAATCGCCCGGTGAGATGTGCACTGCTTCATCCAGACGCTCTAGGCCTGTCTTGATGTACACAGGCTTTTCGTCCATGTGAAGCACATAGTCGTTCAGCACATCCTCGTATGTCCACGCATCTTCTTCCTCAGCTTTTAGGCTCATTGCTTCGCCCATCTGCTGGTAAATGTCTGATAGATCAGAATAGTCGGTAAGCTCGCTGGTCATCTGAAATGCCAGACCTTGCACACGAGTGAGTGCAGCTTGTTCTCTGATAAGCTGTGCCCAACGCTGCATCTGCTCCCTGTCAATTCGTACACACTCTGATTCACAGGTTTGTACACACGCCAAGAGCGTCTGCGCTACGTCTGGATGCTGCGTGTTTATCTCGACTATATCTATCTTACCCCTAGCCGTCCAATAGCCCTGAACAGCCGCAAAAGCGTCTCTCAGCTCAGGTCTGAACAAGTCAAGTTCAAGGTCGGGTATGATTTCATCCACAACGCCCGGCTTGCAGAGCATCAGCGCACCGATAAATACCGTTTGAACGTCCATTGTCATAGTCTAGGGAACTCCATCTCTGTACTTTGCTCGTACTGGTCATCCTGTTTCAATGCGTAAATGTCCTGCCATCCGGCATAAATGCTCTGGTCGAGAATGGCTTTCCAGTCATGCCGATCAAACTTTTCCAGCTTGTTGCAGAGCATTTGTTTTGCCCGGTCTGTCATAGGCTTCTTGATTCTTGTACGCATCTGTGCGAACTCTCGCAAGGATTCCAGCAAGGCTTTATCGCCATGAGCAAAGTCGGAGAAGATGTCAGGTTTTTTTTTGACCGCACTCTCCGGCAAGGTCTTGACGTTCATTTGATCGTCAGTTGATACTATGCGTTCATTGTCATCTGACTTTGAACCCATAGATGAGCTGATTTTCATCTCATTTATGACATGAGGATGAGATGACTTTCGTGTAGACCATCCTTTTGACGCAATATCGCTTCTTTTTGATTCTTCATCGAGCAGATGTTTAATCAAAATGAAACAAGATTCTGCCTTTTTTGAGTTCAAAGTTGCGCTTTTTTCTTCAAAAACGTATGCACAGATTGCATCGTAGAGCTCCAACTTCTCTTTGCTTTTCAGTGTGGAGATGGCTTCAAAGTAGTATCGTTGGAATGTAAAGCTGTCTCGTTTTTTGTCCATACCTATCTCCCATTAAAACAGGCACTCAGCGTCAGATTCACGCAGCCATCCTTCGCCCGGAATGTTGACTATCTCATAATACTGCCGTGCAACGTAGATTGTTTTCTGTCCGTCCTCAGCAATCAGGCCGACAATCAGATAGTTGCCAGCAGCCATAAAGAACCAAGGGTTGCTCTTGTAGGTCTCGCCCTTCATCCAGTTCTTCATCCTGTTCACGGCTTTTTCAATATCCTTATCTGGGCAGTCCGGGTTGTCGTATGCAAAGAAATCCTCAGGAAATTTAAGCTTTTTCACTTTCTAAATTCCTCTCTTGTTCTGACAGTCGTCTTGAATCCGTCACAAGGATTCTTTCCTCTGCCGTAGACTGGGCGTGTGTGCTTTGGCTTTCTTTTGTCTTTCGGATTGTAGCATCCTGATTGCGTCTCGCACTGCTTAACTGCTTTTGCAAATTTTTCAAGTTCATTGCAGAACTTGTCAGCTGCTTTCGTAAACGCTTTAAAAAAATCATTGAGTTCGTCACTCATATCATTCCTCCGGCGCATAAATGCGCATCCAATGCGTTACCGTCACATCTTTCGGCAGTCTCTCGCCTATCTCATCCCAGAACTGACCGTCTGCGTAACAACCAAGAAAGTACGCTGTCGGCGAGAATCCTTGCAACATTTTTCCATCTTTATCACGCCACGTTGTCTTAGTCGCAAGCAACAAAGGTGTCGTTCGTTCTTTCGGCTGTTCGCTTGCCGGATGCCAGAGTGTGTTAGCCATTGCCTTTTACCTTGATTGTTGGCGCATTTTCAATAGCCGTTATTACGTCTCCGAGCACATCAAACATCAAGGCATTGAATGTGTAATCAGCTTCATCCACGCTTACATACTCCATCTGCCTATCAGAAAAATAAAGTTTGAGTGCATTTGCATCAATCGGTCTGACTTCCATTGCCCTTTCTCCTTTCAATCTCATTGCAAACCGCCTTGTAAAACGCATCCCACGTCTCATAGTCGCAGGAATCGCCAAAGCCGAACCCTGTCCGCTTGCGTTCTGCAATGTCACGTTCAAAGCAGTCAAGCGTATTATCTGTTAGCTTCGGCAGAAGCGGTGTGATGTATCCGCAGACAAGGCCAGGCATATATGACCGTCTGCCCAAGCAATAGCGCACAGCGCAGTTGCAAACCGCTCCAAAGTTATCATTAGTGGGGTCTACCATGCCTTTAGGTGCGTCTGACTTCAAATCGTCCACACTGCATTCAAGAGCTTCTGCAAATTTTGCCAGCTGCGTTTCTTTATTCACGCCACGCTTTTGCTTTTCAACGGCACTGACATACGCATTGGTTGTTCCAATCATCCTCGCAACATCTTTCTGCGTGATGCCAAGTTCAAGTCTGCGCTTCCTGATTTTCTCCCCCACTGTCATACTCTTCCAGTTCCTTTCTGATTTGCTGGCGTTCAATCTGCTTTAGTCTCGCCTTTGCCAGCTTGCGGTTGTCAGCCTTTCGGATAGCCCAGTTATTGCGGTGGTTTGCCCACGCTGCAAAATAATGGCTAAACTCGCTTTGGTCGTACCAGCCCTTGCCAATAAGCCCTTTATAGGTCTGCTGACGTTTCATCTTCCTTCTCCCATTCCTTGCATCCACGTTTATCCCACACGAAGTCTGCAACATGTTCTGACTGGTCGTTCACGCACACGCCCTCCGGCTCTGCGTACCATTTGCAAGAGCCACAGGACGGCTCAGATTTGTTCTTGCAGGATTCTGTTGTGCATCGGATAGCTTTACCAGCGGAGAACTGCTTGATGCCCATGCAAGAGCAATGTTCGGTGGTGCAGTAAACGTCCATTATCTCTCCCCTCTCTTTCTCCTTCTGTTGGCATTGAACCGCCCGATCGCTCGCTTGTACTCCTCGCAGCACTCCGGACACAGGTCGCCTGTGTCCCTGCGCCATCCCCAGTCTTTGAAATATTCGTCAGGGTTCATCATTCTGCCGCCCAGAACCGCTCCGCAGCGGTCGCATACTCGCTTGTGGTAGATTCCTCTGTCAGTTTGCATTAGTCAAAATACTCCTCTTCCAATTTTAAGTCGCGAGGGTCAAGATAATAGTTTTTACCTTTGTAGTTGCAAAGGTAATACGTTCCATAAAGATTTTCGATTCTCTTGACAAGTTCTACTTTTGCTCCGGCTGGAATCCTCTCTTTACCTTGAGCAATATGTGTTTTCCAATCTTCGTCCTCTAACTCTCTTTTCGTAACAAAAACAACCATTGCTTATTTTCCCTCCCCAATATCCTTAAACAGGATTTCTTTGTAGGCTTTCCAGTCTTTGATTTTACACGGAATGTCCGTGCCGGGTACGGTCTTTTTCAGCCCATCCATCTGCCAGACGTTCCATGAGATGATAGCAGCCATGTTGCGAACTTTCCCAGCGTCAGGCTCTATGCCGAACAGCCACTTAAAGTTCTCTCGCCATGTCAGGAGCATATTTGCTCTTGCAAGCAACAGGCTGTCACCCTGCCACTCATAGCCGTATGTAGTCGTCGCTGCGTCCTCTGCCACATCGTGCCATGTCCAGACATTCCAATCAAACCAGTTGTTTACACATTTCAGTTTGCGGTCAAATAGTCCTTTCCGTTTCGGTACTGGAATCTTTTTGCCTGTTACCGTGTCGTATCGGTTCACAAGGAATGGTGCTTCTCCGCAGGTGATTTCAAGAACTGTCGAATGGATGTACTTGATAGGCTCTTTCTTCATATCGGGCATCGCACCGTTTTCTTCGCCCATGTCCATCATCTTTTCGCAGACCCAAGAAGGAGTGAAAACCTCTGCTTTTGCTTTGGTTCTTTGCTTCTGCTCATCCAGACGCTTGAGAACTCGTGGCACTGGTGGGCACTTCTTGATTTGTTCTAATGTGATTTCATCCGCAAAGCCTGCGCCCAGTTCAGGCGGTGGCTCTGTTGCCCAGATGATGTTTTTGCCGGTAGCACGGTCTTTAAGCAAGATAAACAGCGCCGCTGAAAGAATCGGGTCGGAGAAGTCAACCAACCGTTGTTTCATTTTTCGTCACCTCTCTGTACTCCACGTCAATTCCCTTCGGCAAAGCCGTCTGGTACTTCTGAGCAAGCTGTTCTGCGCTCTGAGCATCGCCCAACGGCTGTTCAGGCGGCACAACGGCGACTTCCACGTTGTCACGCATACCAAAGTAGTTCTTGGCTCGAAAAATCCACTCTGCCGGGTTCTCCTGACCGTACATGCCGTTGTACGCCCACATGGACTGCATTTGCAGAATCAGCTTCAGAATGTACTTCTGCTGCAAGCTGTCGTCACGGCGTTTGCCTGTCATAATCTGTCTCAGGCTAGGCCATTCGATGCCAAGCACCAGCGCAATCCATTCCACCACAGGGGAGATTCTGGCTTCGATGCAAGCGTCAAAGAAGAAGTCAAGGCGTTGCTGTACTTCAATGGGGTTGTTCATGTCCACGCTCGGAAGGTCGCCAAAATACTTGGCTGCAATCATTCCGATGACCTTCTTGTCCTCTTCATCACCGATTCTCGACTGCAAATCGCCTGTGTTCAGCATCTTAGACCTCGTGATTGCTAACTCCTGTTGTTCTTTCACCTTTTTACTCACCTGTGAGCGGATAGATTTCCGCTTATTAAGCATCTGTTGTTTCTTCTTCTCTCGCTCTTTCTCACGCTTCGCAGCGGCTTCTTCTTTCGCCTTTTGTGCCCGCTTCTCACGCTTTTTCTTTTCAGCTTCGGTCAGCGGTGGTCTGCCACGACCACGCTTCGGGGGTGTTGCCATGTATCAGGCCTCCTTTGGCGGTTCAGGAAGTGGCATCCAATGGGTGACGGCGTATGGGATTTCACTTCCAACTTCTGCCCAATGTTTGTAAAAGTCCATAAAGCCAAAAATCGTATCGCCGTTATCGCAAAATGCAAGAACTGGAGTATAATGTTTTGGTTGCCTATCCTTGACGCTAATCCATTTGTCAGGAAAACCGTTCTCGCTATAAGAAACCGTTTCAAAATAGTGCGTAGCCATCCCAAGTTCTTGTTCAATATCGTTTAGGATGCTCTTGTCATCCTCGTCCGCTTCCGTTTCGAGAACAAGGTAAATCCGCTTTTTCACACTCTCACCTCTTCATCTTCTTTTCGATGCTGTCCAGCTTCCATGCGATTTGCCAGACTGCACAGCAACCATCCAACTGCCGCCACCAAGCACACTTTTCTTTCTCGCATACGCACCGACCAAGCGGATTGATGGTCATCTTCATCGGGCAGTAAAGTTCGTTGTCCATTGGTTATTCCTTGTTCATTTCATAACATTTGTTGTCGTTCTCGCTGAATCCCAAACACCAAGCTAACTCGGAAGCGATTTTCTGATAAATGCCTTTTGTATTAAGCTCAGTTTCGGATTCCGCACAGCCACTATAAAGGCCATACAGAAAAGTCACCCTTTCACGCCCTACCATGTTGATATTCTGAATCATCATTTTTACCTCCCAAGGAACACAAACGCCCACTTCATCCATTCGGGGATGTCTGTGGAAAACAAGCCCTTATACATAAAGACGGAAAGTACGATAGACGAAATTGCCACGATTGCAATAAAAGCAATCACAATTCCCTGAAAAATCGCAAACTTTCTACGGCTTCTTTTCATCCTCTTTTCAATGTCATATCTGTTCATGTTTTTACCTCCACCAACAGCTGCTTTGCGCGGTTCATCATTGCTTCGTTGTTCATTTTGTTTTCTTCCTTATTTGTACTGATACTTGATCCACGGATCATCTGGGAGTATCGATGCTTCATCCAGCTTAAATCCAGATTTCTCAGCGATTTTTATAGATCCAGCATTGTCTTTTCTGGCCCACCAGACAATTTGGTCGTATTCGTCTTTGTGTGCATCCAGCCATTTCATGCCTTTTCTGGCTACTCTTGAGCAATAACCCTTGTTCCGATATTCACTTCCAGCTCTTGTTCCAATAGAAATTGCTACTCCCTTTTCATCACCAATGATATCAAAAAAGGAAATAGGCACATCACCTGATTTTTCAATAAAACGTTTTACGTATGCATACCCATCCTCGGCACTTTGCTGATAAACATCGCCATCAAGATTAAGGAGTTCTTTGTCTTTTCGGGACATTGTTTTTACGATGTCGTTTACAGCGTCCATGTTTCGGTTTACATCTATGGCACGCTTACGTGCTTTTCCCATGCTTGTAAGTGTTCCATCCGGGTTCTGATAGCGCCGCACACCCCACTTCTGGCCCTTGATTGTCCGTTCGGACTGAACTACCACCGCCAGCAGGACTAGGCAGACTAGCCAGCGAGTTACAAATTCAAACATCATCGTTACCACCTGTTCATAATTTCAAATTCTTTCATGTGAAGTTTCCCACCGCAAAACGGACAAATCCTTTCTTCTTGAAACTCTTTCTTTGTCATGTACGCTTCATGCTTCATGGAGGTCATGCATCGATCACAGGCATAGGTCAAAATGAAGTGAACCGGCTTTTCTTCTTTCTTTTCTTTTGGATAAATCTTTTCTTCAAATACATCGTACAGCTTTTGGAAACCAGCTTTTGCGCTCTTTACCCACATATCGTGCCCGGCTTCTGCTTCCTCTTTACTGTCATATCCTCGAACAACAATCCACTCCCCACCCCTAAATTGTTCGTGTTGAATCGCCGTTTCGTAATTCCAATCCCTATCGTCAACAGCGCAAGTGTCAATGTGATAGCCATTGACGGTATCTTCTTTCAGTTCTCGCTCATAACGAGGCCGTTGATTCATAAATCCAAAAAGCTCACTTAAAAAGTCAAACATTGTTATCCTCTATCAAATCGTCCATGCTCAACTGCCCGCTTATGTTATCATCTTCCATCCACCAACGAAAAACGTCCATGCCGGTCTGCCAGTCGTCTGTCGCAAATTTCTTTCCTTCAGATTCAAGATTTCTCTTTTTGCGAGCTTTCAACATTCTTTCAAACGCTGAGATGTACATTTTTTCGTAGGCAGGCCAGCGCATAAACTCACGCTGTCTGCCCCCCCTACCAGCCATAGGACAGCCGATGCAGCCAACACGCTTCTGTCCTTCGCAATACAGTGGATTAACAGGCAAGTGTTCGCTGTGCGTGTAGTCCCACACATCATCGTCAGACCAGTCCACGATCGGATTGACGGTCATCTTGCCTTTGAGGTTGCAGGTCTCGAACAGTTGTCGCTTTTCATCGTTGTCGCCCATCATCGTAATTCTTTTTTCTTTGTTACGATGGTTAAACTCCATAATTCCACGATTGTTTTTTCTTGATGTCGACTCAGCCCAACGAACGCCAGTTGCAATAAAGCGATTTTTACCAGATGTTTCCTTCAACACAGAACAACAGTAACGCATAAGCCTCGTTGGTGGAACCATGATTTGCGGAATCAGCGTCCACATGGACACGGGTTTGTCCTTGTAGCGTGGCATGACGATGGAGCATTTGATTCCCCGTTCTTCCATCGCCTTGAACTGCTTACGGATGAAATAGACTGTCTCCGGCGCATCTGCTGTGGGTGTGGCTGTTGACCACCTCAAAGTTGATTCCTGCGCGTTCAGCCAGAGCCACAAGCACCTGTGAATCCTTACCGCCAGAGTATGTGACCATGAGTGGTTTCTTGTACCGATGCTCGGATAGCCGCGCAGCGTCCTGCAACCGTGCGATAGCAAGCTGTTCCTTATCCATCAGCTCCACCTTTCTCTCAGCTCTTTTTCGACATGTTCTGACTTTGCGGTGATGTAATCTGCAAACTCGTCAGGGGTCATGTCCTCTTCTTTGAACTTGCCGACCATCTCCAAGTATCTGTCACCAATACGGATGATTTTCTGCACCTGTTCATCGGTCAGGTCTGCATCGCACCGAAGGTTCTGAATCAGTGCGCCCCATGTGGCGGCAATTCCATCCAGAGCCATGTGAAAGCCGTACAACTGGTTCTGTCGTGCGATTTTACGGAGGTTGGTTGACATCGCCTGTTTGCCATTTACGTGGCGGTTTCCATGCTTATTCATCTGACTGCTCCTTTGCTTCAAGGCGAGAGAGCCAGCGGACTTCCTTTTCGTGCTGCATCTTCTGCATCCGCTCAAAGGCTACATCGTCCAAGTCCAAAGCAATAATGCAGTTCACAACGTCTGCATACTCCTCTTCAAACGCCTTTCGGCATTCCTCTACGCTCTTCGGCGTCGGGTTCGTTCCATCCAGCGCACGGCGCAGCTTCAATGCAGCCTGTGCCAGTTCGGATGCTTCTTCTGCCACCTGTGCCAAGATTTCCGTCTTGGGCAGAATGTCTGAAACTTTCTTACTCACTTCTGTTCTCCTTTCAGCCAGTCGTTCAGCTTTGCCATGCAAGAGGGGCAAAGGCAAATCGGCGGGTATCCCTCAAACGATGGGTAAACCAAATTTTTGTTTTCGTTTACAAGCGTCTTTTGGATTGAGTTCCCGCAAAGGGAATTGTCGTAGTAATCAAATGCTTCACCGCACCTATCGCATTTCATGTTCTTTCTCCAATCTCTTTAGCAGCCCATCCACGTCATACCGCCAATGGACACGCAGCCTTTTTGCTTTGATCTCTATCCCCTCTTGCTCTGCCCATTGCCAAGGGATGCTCTTCCGGCTCTCGTTGTAACGGAACGCTAGAACCTTGCTGGCAGGGATTGCAAAGGTGCGGTTGACCGCCCTGTAATTGACTATCACATGAGCGGTCTGACCGCCATACCCCATTGCTTCCACCATATCAGTGATGTGCTTTTCCTTACGGTATTTGCACTTTGCCTTGTCATACTTGCCGAACACCTTTTCCAGAGGGATAGAAGGCGTTTCAATAGTTTTCAGCTCGAATAGGTGGTTCATCGGGTATCGGTATACAAGGAAGTCGCAGATGTTGTCGATGGAAAACGACAGGCTCTCGTTGCCGCCGTAGTAGGTGGCAGCACTGTCTTTTAGGCGGTAGCACCACGCATCGGACGGGACGGATGCTTTGAAGTCTGCTTCAAACTGCTTGCCGGTGTTCATTCGTTGTCTCCCGGAATTTTAGGAATCAGCATCCAGAACTTGACTGTTTTTCTATTGCCAACCCACTTTCCGTTTGAAAACTTGCTTTTTCCAATCAGATTTTTCCATTTCAAAAGATCGTAAACAGCAAGATAAATTCCATCTTCTTTCGGTTGTTTGTCCTTTACACTTGTCCACGCAGTTGATGGAGCGTTTTCAAGCTGTTCGGCAAGTGCCAAAACAAGGTCAGCAGCGCCGTCAAGGGCAACTCCTTTATCGTATTCAGAGTAAATCCCGCTGTTCATAAGCGTTTTAGCTTCGGCTTTTTTACCGTTCCCGCTTTTCTTCCACGCTTCAATAAACGGCTCTACGTCAACAAGTCTCATCCTCGTTCACCTCTAAATTCACTTCCGAGAAACCGCTTCTTGCCTTTTTTCCCGGTGCTTGTCCTCATAATCGCGGTGGTACACGCTCTGGCTGTGGTTCAGCTCATACACGAACGCCTTGCGTTCCTCGAAGTCTTTCTTCTCTGCCTTGTACTTCTCGCAAGTGTCGTGGCAGGCTTGGTGGCGCGATGTGCAGTTTAGACAGCAGGTAATCATCTTTCCAAACGCCCGTCCAGCCAGATAGCGCAGCTCTTATATAAGGTAGGCGGTCAAGACGAAGGAACTTCTTCGCAGATGGTTTCGAGTTCTTCAACATCTGCTGGCTCAAAAACAAGAGATGCGCCTTCGCATTCATATTTCTTTGCTTCCCAGTCCACTTTGAATTTTTCAAAATCGTTCTTGTATCGAGGGAACGGATGCGTTTGCTCTGCGTAATAAACGCCCATCATAACTTTTTCATCATCTTCTGGCTTCCAGCTTTCGAGATGATAACTTTCGTGGTTGTCATACTCCCAAAGGGACAGTTCAACAATCAATCCAGAAAAAGCATCGTACATCTGTTGGAGACTTTCAAAATCCCGATAAACCAGCCCTTGCCCCTTGTGGGATTCTTTGATTTGTTCGATGCTTTTCCCGCCAGTTTTCAGGCGGCATCGAACTACTTTCGGACGGTAAAACATAGCGTTCCTTTCTCGCCTTTTGTTCCGGTAGCGTAACCGTTAGTTAAAAGGGAACGAACCGTCGTCCTCAATCACGGAAAAGTCATCGTTCACACCCTGCGAGTAGCCGGAGCCAGACCCACCATCCAGAGTTTTCTTCGGTCTGACCTCATAATCTCCGGAACGAATCTTGTCCACGCTGGTAAAGCGGTCAACAACAAGCTTCGTCTTGATGTTGCCATCGTTGCCCATGTACTCCTCCTCACGGAGAACCACGCCGACCAGCTTGCCACGCAGGGTCTTTTCATCATTGTTGAACTTGTAGCCGGGATTGGACTGCTCCACAGCGGTGATGAAGCCTTTGAAAAACGGCAGTGCCTTCTCTTTGTAGCTCTTGATGGTCTTGCCACCCCACGCCCATTCGCCCGGATTCAGCTTGCCACGTTCGATAAGAGAAGCGGTCTGCTCACGCCAGTAACCCTTGAACTCGCCTTCTGCGACTTCCCACTCGATGTTCAGGCGCTCCTTTGCGGGTTCATCCGTTGCCTTGCAGATACCGGCAACGTAGCCGCCAACAGGAAGGTCACGGCGCTCAGTGGCTTCTTGCACGTCATTCCAGTTGATGTTCTTCATCTGTTATTCTCCTTTGTTATCCGGCTGAACCGGGATGTTGTAATACTCACGGATGGTCTTGTCTACGGCGGCGAGGTCGTTCTCGATCAGCGCATCGCTGAACATCCCAAGAGGGGTTTTCACGGTGTCCATTCCATCATTGCGAGTGCTGAACAGGTATCTCCCATCCTGCACAACGGTTTTCAGAACGATGGTGAAGTACCCTTCCACGCAGACCTTCTCGTCTAGCAGCTTTCCGATGGTCTTGAACTTCTCACCACCGTCTCCGTCGCGCTCGCTGTGCCCGAAAAAGTAGACCACCACATCGTCCGGCAGTTCCTTCGCCCGCATCAGCAAGGCGTTGAAGTTAGCTGCCATGTCGGTAAACTTCTGGTATCCGGCGACCTTTGCGTTTCGCATGAACTCGCCGGTCATAAGGTAGGTGGCATCGTCAATGACGATGGACTTACGCTTAGTGCTGTGGATTGCGGCATCAATCTTACCGTAGTCGTTTGTGATATAGGTTTTCATGTTGCTGCGGAACGGCAACGGCTTGCCAAGCACGTTTATAACCGCAACCTGTTCTGGATCAAAGTTCCGAAGCGAAGCGGACTTACCGCTGCCGGAGTGCCCGTAGACCATTACTAATACTGCCATTTTTCTTTCCTTTCTTCAGCTTCATTAGGCTTCATTGTTCTTACTTTGGCTTAATATGGCTGTATAAAATCAACCAGCCATCAGCTCTGCCAACTGTGCACGGAGATCTTTCAACTCCGCTTCCCTGTCTTCGATTTCAGACTGCAAGTCCTTAATCTTAGCCAGCCGGTCAGCTTTTTTGGCTTCTGCTTCCTGCTCACGGGTTAGGAAATACACACCGTCCTCCGGCTCGGTCACGCCACCAAATCTGTCAAGGTTAATCATCTTTTGGTCTCCCTCTCTTACGCTCCTCTTTGATTTGCAACGCACTGTGCCACTGGTCTTTGTCAATTTCGATGGTAGACCACCGGTAGTTACAGGCAATGCACTTCTTGCGGCGAACAATGCTGTCATGGTCTGACCGGCTGTCAATCGTTGTAATGTTGTCGCTACCGCACACTGGGCATTTCACCGTACATCCCTCCACTTGTTAGTATGAGCGGGAATGCGGTTCAGCTTCCCCATTCGTTCGTTATCTTCATGCTCTTTTTCCACGCTCACTCCAAGCGCGCACAAAACCAGGGCGGTAGCTAGTAACATCAGCGAAACAAATGCCCATCCAAGCATCTGTACTGTAGTTTCGCAGCCATTTATTGTATCGCCACAGCTAACGGCTACGATTGCGGCGACGATACCAAGTATGGTAAGCACGTTTCCTTTTACGGTTTTCATTTTGTCCCTTCTTTCAGAATGATATCGAATAAAAATGGTTTGCTTGCATCGATCACGACTATTGCATTTAGTGCTTCGGCTATTTTTGCGAGCGTATCAGCCTTAACGCCAGTCTTGTACGGCGCTTTATTCGGACTTGTTATGTTGTATATCGTTGGGGCTGACACGCCGCTTTTACGGATAAGCTCCGACGCCTTCATATCACGTTCTTCAAGGGCGGCTTCCAGTGTCATGCCTTTTCCTCTGTGTTCTTTGGTTCTCTGCGTCTGAAAATCCAACCAGTTGTCATCAAAGCGCCAGCACCTATGATGTACCATGTCGCCTTAGCTCCGACCAAAAGCTCGATGTGATGCACCAGCCAGAAGTTCAGCAGAAACACTGCGAGAATAAACGCTAAGACAATGCCCCAGATCAGGGCGATTTCTACAAATACTTTCATCTTTATCCTTTCTTCGAATGCGTTCCAGCCGTTCCTTCTCACGGCTGTGCCAGCGGATTTCTCGCTGACCGTAGTATTTACCATTCATAAGTCAGTTCTCCTGTCGCGAGCATCCTCGACACTTCGCCGTAATGCTTGCCCAGCTTATCTGCAAGAGCTTGAACCTGCCCTATGGATGGAATCTTTTTTTCTTCCAGTGCTTTCTCGTTTAAGGCTCGTTCTCTTCGTATGCTCTGATGTTCCGCAATACTTGCAAAGGCTGCATCTTTCGCGCAATCTTTGTGGTACTTTTGTGCCGCAGACATTTTAATCATTGGCTTACCGCACCATTGGCACACGGTTTTTACTGGAGTGAACCCACGTCCTGAACTCAATGCTTTACGTCTCGCGCGCTTTTGCTCGCACGAGACATCTCTTTTACATTGTGTGCAATATTTTTTGCGTGGGTTTACCTTACCCAAAAAAGCTCCGCAACGCTCGCAATATTTAATCTCCATCTTCATTCGGTTTACCTGCCTTTTTGGCTTCCCGGTTGTGCCGTTCAAAGCACTGGTTGATTGATTTTTCCATCCACAGCACCTTGTTGGCATCGTTTCGGGACACGCCAGCAGCCATTGCAAGCTTCAGCCTGCGCTTGCGGCTTGGTGCTTTGTAAAAGTACGTCACCAGCACTCACCAGCCTTATCTGTGATAAACTTCGGGACTTCCCGGCCTGTGGCAATACACAGCGCAACTAACTTTTCGACCCAGATGTCAAACAGACTTTCTTTTGGCATATAGCACTGGCCAACACAAGGCTCATTAAAGCTTTTCCAGATCGTCAGGCCGACAGCGCCATCCGTGACCGTCCATATCATACTGTAGCCTTCATTGCACAGATTGTACAAAATGTCTCGTGCTCTGCTCTTGGCTTTGTTGATTTCAAAGGCATCCCAGCCCTTTTTGCTTTCCTCGTAGGCCTTTGTTGCCTCGTCAATGGCGTGGTGCGCTTCGTCTGGGTGTTTAAGGTCTACCTTTAAGGTGATGATCTGTTCCATGCTACTCATTTTCCCTCTCTTTCCTTCAACAGCTCTTCTAGAGCTTCTTTTACCTTAGCTTCCGCATTTTTAGGCTCACGCTTACCGTTCAGGATTTTTCCCAAGTATTCCGGTGCGCATCCCATTTTTGCAGCAAGCTCTCTGATTTCGATGCTGTTAACGTGAAGCGTTCCCACAACATCGCCTGTCCACTTAGGAAGCAAATTTTTTCTCCTTTCTTGTTCTAGTACTTGAACTTTTTTAAAGAATATGATAATATTATGGTGTCAAGCAAAAACATTATCGAACGTTCTTCCATTTGTTCAAAGCCTTTAATTTGTTCTACCGATTGAACCCGGTAGCCTTATTAAAGCACAAGTAGTAGAACTTTTCAAGTGTTTTTGTTCAAGTGGTAGAACTTTGTCATCTTGTACAAACGCTGGAGGTATGTTTTGTGTTTTTTGACAATTTCGTAAGGCTATGTGAGCAAAAGGGAGTAAAGCCGTCTCGTGCTTTAACTGAAGCTGGCGTTCCGAAATCTGCTTATAGCTATTGGAGAACCGAAGCAAGTGCAGGAAACGATGCAAAGCCGACAAACCAAAACGCCGTAAAGCTTGCTCAGTACTTTGACGTTACTGTAGATTACCTTCTAACTGGCAACCAAAAAGAAAACCCGCCCCAGCAGCCGCAAAGTGAAGTTGATGCAGCAGTGGAGCGGATTAGAAGAAAACTTGAATCTATGCCGAAGGAACAGCGTGAAGCTCTGATGAACCTGATCGAGAAGATGTAACGTTTATGCCCGGTAAAATAAAAGAATCCCTTGTGCCGGGCTGGTATAGCCCTGCGCAAGGGATTTTCTGTTATTCCAAGTCTAGGGCTTGCTTCGCTGCCGGAATCTTTTCAGGATGTTCCAGCAACCATGCAATAAATCGGTCAATCTTGGCTCTTTCCTGTTCACTCATTGTGGCATATCCTTTCGATCGGTAAGTACGGACGTTCATTTGATATGATTATACACCTTTTAGTTGTCAAGTCAATACATTTTAAACAACTTCGTAAAAATTGAACGTTTTCTTCGCATCCATTACTTCACATCAGGGAAGCCAAAAATTGCGATAACAATGATTAAGAGCCACATTAAGTTTAAGTTACCCTTTGCTTTGTAACATTCCGTTGAGTATGGAACGAAAAGGGTTATCCGGTAAATCGTCCAGCACATCTGCTTTGACGAGAGCGTTTGTGCTGATGCTGTGCGAAACATTGTTTAGCTGCACAATGGCATCGTCCAAGTCTTTTACGGTTGCTCCGCGCCGTTCCATTGACTGGAGGAAAGTTTTCACTTCTTCAAGAACGACAGGGTTCTCGGCTTTATAGAATCCATTCGTAAAGTCCATCTTCTTCTCCTTTCACAGTTCCACAAGCTGTCCGTCAATGCGTTCGATGCTATCTGCTGGATCGCGTCCATCGTCTAAGGCGGCTATGGCGCGTTCAAGAACGTTTTTTGCTTCTTGATAAGCAAACTTATCAGCATCGTTGTTTGCAAGGTTGTAGACCAGTTTTAAAGCGGTCTGGCGGGCATAGGGAATGAGCATGGTGTCAATCTGGTTCATACACTAACCCTCCCACGGTTTCGGCGTTTTGTTTTCGTTCGGTTCAGATGCGGGCATACCGTCAATGATAATCATATTGTTACCTCCTGTTTTGATTGTTTTTTCGATGGTACAGTTATAACACAGGCTGCTGTTGGTTCTCCATAGCAGCTTTTTCCATTTTTTGGCTTGTCGAACCCAACAGTTTTGTCTGATTTTGTTGAAAGGGTGAGAATTTATGGATGAATATTTGGTAAGAACAGCCAAAGCATTGGAAATAGCTCGAATGCGTTCCGGCTTGAGCCAGCAGAAGTTGGCGGCAAAAATGGGCGTGAATCGTGGCACGGTCGCCAATTGGGAGCAAGGTCTGGCAGCCATCTCCCTGCCGATGGCTATGCGCTGGTTCACCTGCTGTGGCGTATCGGTGGCTCGATACATGGACGCTTGCATTCATCCAGGGCTGCTGGAACACCTGGAAGATGACCTTTCCGATTTGGAGAAACGGCGGATTCTCATAGATGCCATGATGGAGTGTTCCTCCTATGAGATAGATGCCTTGTTGTACATCCGGTACGGAGATCACGGCTCAGACCACATCGGTGTGCTGACGGAGATTCTGGCAAACCTCCACACGCCGTTGAAGGACAGGGTCGCTGTCTGCCGTATGGCGTCCGGTAACTATGAGATGGCACAGGCCACCAAAACTGACCCAGACCCGAACGGAACCGCCCCAAAGATGGAGATTCTCTATCAGGCGCAGGACGCTGGAACAGAAGCAGCCATGAAATCCAACGATTCCTATACCGTGAATCCAAATAATATAAGTGGCTGATTGTCGAATTATCGCAGTTTTTGCGGAACATTTTGTCCACGTTCATCCACTTTTTGTACACCTATTGGGCAAATCTACCTTGTCAATCCGTCCCCCATAGACCAGAAATCGAAAATATTCGCGCTGAATAAATAACGAGTTATCGTTAATCTATTGTCTGTGATTGGTCGGCTTGTCAATCCGTCCCCCATTGTGCAGATTAGGTATACCTTTCCATCCACTTTTTGTACACCTATCCGCAATCCGTCCACGTTTGACACGGCTAATAGAAGGTTGCTTCACCACCGGTACAGTCCTATTCAGCAATTGACAACATGATTTATCCACAAACTGGAATGGAAAAATAAAGAAATTGTTGAAAATTATCGTCATCAACTATTTAACGATGATATTTAACCTCTTGTTTATTTCTTGTTTAATATATAATAGGTAGACGGGGGACGAAATGACAAAGCATGGGGGACGTTTTGACAAGTCATAGGGGACAAAATGACGAGGACATGGGGGACAAAAAGACAAGCCATGGGGGACTAAAACAGTTGACACGTCCCCCTACTTGTGATATACTGTTTTCAGACCATTAAAGGAAGTGAGCAGATGCCAAAAATATCAGACAATAACCTTGTCGAGAAAAGTAAATCCCTTGTTTGGGCGAAGTTCAGGGACTATACGGCAGGCGAACTTCGGTTGCTAGAGGTTTACTTGTCAAGAATAAATCCAAGAGACCAAAGCAGTAGCCGTGTAGAGTTCACTTTGGCGGAATACAGGGAGCTTCTTGGGCTGAAAAGCCTTGATGCAAGAAGGATTGAGCCGCAGATTAAGCACTTTTTAGGCAATACGGTTTCGATTCCTATTGACAAAGAGAAGGGAACATTTGAAAGTTTTGTCCTATTCACGAGGGCAAAACTGGACTATGTACCAGAAACAAGGTCTTACGTTGTGGCAATTACCTGCAACCCAGACCTTCGCTCTATCTTCTTTGACATTGCTGAAAGCGGATATGTTCGGTATAGGTTGCGTTACACATCACGGATGAAGTCGCAGTATAGCATCTTGCTCTATTCAATTCTTCGGGACTGGCTGAACATGGACAGCAAGCCGCATGAAATCAGTTTAAAGAAGTTGAGAGAACAGCTTGGCGCAATGGAAGCCAGCTACGATGTTTACAAGAACCTTCGTAAGCGAGTGCTTGACGTTGCGGTGGACGAAATCAATGCCGTGTCTGACATTGTTGTGACCTACGAGCCAGTCCTTGTGGCACGAAAGGCTGTGGCAGTCAAGTTTAAGCCCAAAATTAAAGCGTCTGAGACGTTGATTGAAGCACAGGCAAGCGAAGTACCGGCCGAACCTCAAAAAGCCGTGAGAAAGCCCCGCAGAAGCGGATATGAGGATTTTGACTGGTCTGTGTGTGACGAACTGGAAAAGCAAGACTGCATTGACGTGGCAAAGGTAGTTGAGAAGTGGATGAAGAAAGAGCATCCAGAAATCAAGCTGCCGAGACGCAGAGAAGCGGTCTACGATACAGTAAAGGCGGCGTATAAGGACATTTTATCTTTGAGCAGAACACCGTTCCCGGACAGACCTGTTGGCTATCTGATTAGAAGCGTGGACAAGGCGGGTGTCGTAGACAAGTATATGCCAGCGTTCTATTTCATTGAAGCACTTAACAGCAAATAAAGAAGGAATGATAAAATGGCAAAAATCATAGCTATCGCCAACCAGAAGGGCGGCACAGGAAAGACCACCACAAGCACCTGTCTGGCTGGTGCGTTGCAGTTGCTTGGCAAGAAGGTGTTGCTGGTGGACTGCGATGCCCAGTGCAACGCAACGGACACCTACGGCGCACAGACAGAGGACGTATGCACCCTGTTTGATGTAATGACCCGGCAAGGCACGGTAGAAGAAGGAATCCAACACTGTGAAGCTGGTGACATTCTGCCGTCTGATAACGCATTGAAGGACATTGACGAGCAGCTTGTCCGGGACATGGGTAAGAACTTCCGGCTGAGAGAAGCCCTAGAGAGCGTGTCTGAGCAGTACGATTACATTGTGCTGGACACTCCCCCGCAGCTTGGTCTTGCGCTTGTGAACGCACTGATCGCCGCCAACAGCATCATCGTACCCATCACAGCAGACCGATATGCGCTTGCCGGTTTGAGCCAGCTTTCGCAGACCATTGGTGACGTTCGCAGATACTTCAACCCGACATTGAAGATTGAAGGTCTGCTTTTGAACCAATACAAGAGCCGCGAGAACCTGTCCAAAGAGGTTGTTGAGCAGCTTCCGGTGATTGCACAGAGCATGGGAACAAAGCTGTTGGACGTGAAAATTAGACCGTCTATGGGTGTTCGCAAGGCGCAGGCAGAGCGGCACAGCCTGTTTAGCGGCGACACGGCAAAGAGTACCAGCGCAGAGGATTTCAAAGAGCTGGCAAAGAAGATTGTAGAGGGGGATGTGCAGTGAATGTAGTTAGATATAAAGAGCTGGAAAAAGCCGAGTTTGAATTGCAAAGCAAATTCAGCTCGAAAGATGTTATGTTTTTCCGCCGAGGGGATGGAATAGACAATCCGATTTATTATGTTGTTTCACAAAGACATTGCGGGACGTTAAGTTCCGAAGAAGCCATAAAAGCCGGAAAAGTTTTGATTGAAGCTGGAAATGCGGCGAAATCTTTTCAGTACAACGGGTATTTTGTTGATTGGAGTGACACACAGTGAAAAAGTCCAGCAAAAAAACATCCGGCTTGTTGGGCGGGTTTGACTTCCAGCCTGTTTTTTCGGAACAGACATTAAGCCGAAGTGAGCCAAAGGAAGAAGAAGTAAGCCAAACAAAGCCGAATAATGCCGAACAAGCACAGATTAAGCCTAGTGATGCCACAGACAGCCATGCACAGCCTAATGAAGTACAGTTAAGCAGTATTAAGCCGAAGAAACTGAAACAGGCGAAGGAAGTTCAGCGTCTTATCGAACAAGGCGATGTTCCCGGCGCACTAGCCGAAGCTGGCTTGACAAAGAAAAAAATCCCGATGCCGGAATCGCATCAGGGCGTTGCAAGTGGCGATGGCAAGCGTTCAAAGCGCATTACCATTCTTATGAGCGAGGAAGAACGCAAGTACATCAACCGTGAAGCGCGGCGGCACGGAATGACGATTGGACAGTTCGTGTACGCTCTGGCGGTTGCGGCGGCAGAAGGAAAGATTGAATTGGAGGATTTCTTGGAGGATTGACGAATGGGCGTAACCATCAAATGCAAAAAGACTGGGCGTGAAATGGATGTGGGCTATTTCGGGTTTTTCAAGTTAAGAACGAAAGTTGCAGAACTTGTTGGTTCGGAAGTCGGAGAACACTATAAAAAGCTTGATGGCATTTTCGATATGCCATATCCCGAAAAAGAATACGCTCTTAAATCGTACGATGACGAAACGGAACGATTGGTTGAAAGCAAGGAACTTCCAATCAAAATTGCAGATTTTCTTTATCAATCGGACAGTGACGGAAAAATCCGATACGGTGCCTGCAAGCAAATCTTGAAAGTTATAGGTGATTATGACGATAGCATTATTTACGGATATGCTGGCAGAGAAAATCCCGCCAAGTTCAAAGACTTCAAAGAAATCCTTCAAGATTGCGTAGACAATAAGTGCTTTATGATTTGGAGATAACAATAACCCCCTGTGTAGTCACAACGACCGCACAGGGGCGTAGGAGGAACAGAATGGAACAAAAAGTGTTAGGCCATCACGAATCGGAGTGGTGTTTGTATGGAATATGTAGTGAGGATGAGGGCAAAGTGGTTTTTCATACCAGAGACAAAATGTTTCATTATCTTCCGAGCCACTGCAAAGAAATCAGAAGTTTTTATCTCAATAATGTTAGGGATGTTTTTGAAAGCAAAGGAACGAAACTAGGCTGGTTCAAAAATTTGTTCTATGCCGACTTCAAAAATGTCAATCTTGTTGACAGGATTTTTTGGAATATAAACCAGCACTGGTTTAAGGTGAGGTTTCTTTCCAACGGATTAGATTCAAAGCTCACGCCTTGGTACGTAGTGCATGAACTTTCTATGATTGAAGAAAATCGATATTGGGTTGCGGACGATGAAAGCAAGTACACTGCGGATTTCCTTTTTAGGCACATGAACGCCTCTGAATTTGCTGAGTACATGAAAGACAGAGGAATAAAAACAATCAAATGAACGTAAAGAACCCCTGCGTAGTTTTTTACCGACCACGCAGGGGTTTGTTTTACTTCTCTGTGATGTATTCCCGGTAAGCATACGCTTTTCCGTCCACAGCATCGCTGTCCTCAAGGAACGCCTTTGCCATGTCAGCGTAGAAGCCCGGAGTGTCAACGGACTGGCGCTTTGCGACCTGACAATAATCCGAGTACATCATGTTCATGACCGCCCAGAAATCGTTCGGGTCGCAGGTTATGCCGCGCTGTTTGGCAACGTCCTGAGTCTGTTCCAGCGTCCAATGACAGCCTTTCGTGCCGTCAGCGTTCACCATGCTGTCGCACCATTCCTCCGCTTCATCGTGGGTGAGGTGTTGGCGCGGCATCTTGATGGAACGGCTGTCTGCGCCGCCACGTTCATACTGCCCAGACCGCTTGTCCCAGTCGCCGTTTTGCGAGAAGCCGATTTGCGGCATTCTGCGCCCATTCTCTACGTCAGGGTAGCGGGGGATAGGGTAGGGGTCGATGTAGCGGTTTTCCTCCTGCGGATAGTAGGGATAGCGGTCGTTGCCACCTTCCAGCTTACGCAGACGGCGTTCCATCTCACGTTCCCTGCGGTCACGCTCTTCCTCAAGGCGGTCACGTTCCGGCTCACGGTTTTTGTCGTGGTCACGGAGCATCATCATGCGGCGAAAATTAGTCTTGCCCATAATCTATACCTCCTCAAGAAATGGACGCGGGCGCACCAGCGTGGGAACGGCAGAAGCAGCCAAGATACTTGAACGTGCCTGTGCCGGTCGCAGACGTTGCAACGCGGGTAGCGTAACGGGTGCGAGTGTGGATGCTCTCGGCGGTTGCCTGAGCGCAGTTGCAGTCGGTCAGAGGGTATGCGGTAGTGCCTGCGCCGATGGTGATGACCACAGGGGCGTTGATGGTGGTCGTGTCCGGGATGCTCTGGGCAACCACGATGCAATACTTCTCTCCGTTCTGGTATGCGCCAGCAGGGATGTTGATAGTCAACGTATCGTTGGCGAACGTGACCGCATTCGAGATGACGAGGTGCGGGCAGAGTTTGCAGCTTGTTTTGCAAGCCATAGTGTTTTCCTCCTAAAAAATCAGGGGCAGAGGTGTCTTACCCCTGCCCCGATAGTTCACCCGGTGTTATCGGGGAGTGTGTTGGTTAGCAGCAGCCGCAGCAGTTCACGCCCACGTTGGGATTTGCCACCTGATAAGCGGGAATCGGACGAGGATTGACCCGGTTCAGGATGGTATCGGTCTGCTGGGACATCACGGTGGTCAGAAGCGCATTCTGCCGATCCTGAGAAGCGGCGAACTTCAGGTTCTGGTTCTCAGCGGTCAGAGTGGCAATCTTATCCTGCGTGAAGTAGTCCATCATGTTGCGGAAGTTTGTGTTACAGTTGTCCACGATGGCACGGGCGTTGTCTGCGATAGCCTGACGGGTAGCGCAGTCCTGCTGTGCAATGGTGTACTTCAGGTCACCGATGAGCTGCTTGTTCTCGCAGCAGCAAGACGCAAGCTGCGTCTGGATAGCGGTCTGACCCGCCTGACGTGCGTTGCCCTCCTGCATGATGGCAAGGCTGATGGCGTTGTCGCCGTTGGACACGCTGCGTTCCAGACCGTTCACGAGCTGTGCGTTCTGGTAGCCGAGCTGACAGATCGCCTGATTAGTACCAGCAAAGCCGCCCGCAACGGCAGCGTTGAGGGTGTTCATCTGTGCCAGCTGGTCATAGCCCAGAGAGCAGATACCGCTCTGGATGCCAGCCAGAGAACGGGAAGTGTCCTGCTGGTAGAAGCCCTCCGACAAAGCCGCACGAGTATCTGCGCCGCCCTGACCGGTTGCGCCAGTGCCGACCAGATAGGGGATGTAGCTGTTCATGCCGTTGTCACCACCGTTCCGACCGTAG